CTTTGCGTTTTTGACGAAGATAGCAATGTTCTTGCGTACCTTGCTTATTGGGTTTAATAATTATTAAAATTACATTATTATGAAAAAATACTTTTTAGACTTATTCCAAGTCCTTGCAGTTGTCGCACTCTTTTTTATCTTAATCTGCATAACACTATGAAAAGATTTTGCCCAATTCTATACACTATCTTCGTGATATGTATGCTAATTATTAGCCTTACTTGCTTATTAAAAATTATGCTATGAAAACACTGAATAAAACTATCGAACTCTTTTTTGGACTTATTACAGGCGTTATCTTTGTCTTTTGCCTGTATGTATTAACACAAATTTTCTAACCTCTTTAAATTTATATTATTATGAAAGATTTATTTAACTTTATTATCGGGACAATTATTGTCATTATAATAGCAATTCCGATGTTCATTTTATCAATATTAGCAGATAACGAGCCTAAAAGAATGAACTAATTTATGAAAACATTTAAGACCTCAGAAGGTGAGATTTTCACAGAAGAAAAACTAATTGCCGATTTTGCCGAATTTCCCGACACATTAACCCCCTCAGATATTCAGGATATTCTAACCCTGAAAGTGAACGAACAGGTTTATATCGGCACAGAATGGGTTATAAGGATAAGATGAACGACTACACCATTTAACCAAACGAACAAGTATTAACAATTAAATTTTATAGTTATGGAAAAGATTTTATTTGGAACAAGAAAACAAGCGCAAGACTATGCGAATTGGTTTGAGTATAAAACAGACAAGCAGCCCGTTATGGTAGGTTTAAAAGACTTTGAAAGCGGTGAAGGTGCACCCGATAGCTTTTCAGGCGAAACAAATGCGCTTGTGGTAAGAAATGCCGATTTTGAGGTTATTGGCTATTTAGCATATTGGAGTGAGTAAATATCCGTAAACCTAAACTAATAGTATAGAATAAAGCGACAAACGCAACCGAACCACAATAACGAACAACTAAATAAATAGTATTATGGAAACAATTGGAAGTATTAATATCGAATTAGGCGAAACAGCAAACGGATTTTGTTATAAAAACTTTGATGCCTATGAAAGCGGAATCGGTATCTGCTATATCCCCGAATTTGGACTATATGGATTAGACGGGGAAAAAGACCTTAACAAGTTTTACACAAGGGCAGATATTGAAAGGCTTGTAAGGGAGGAAATAAAGAGACAAGGCTTCAAGGCAACGAGAGAGAGAGTTGAAAACGAGGCTAGATATATATTCGAGGATTGTGATTGGCAGTTTATCGAAACCCGTTTAAACGAAGTAGAATTTGACTTTTAAACCCGAACGACACTATTAATTGAACGACTAACAAAATTAAAAATAAATATTATGGAACAATTATTTGCACAACAAGCTAACACGCTATTAGAAAGAATGAAAGTAAGAGTTTATTCAAAACTCGTAGTTGTTGAACCACACGAAAGGGCTTTTGATATAGGAAATCATACTTGCTATCTAAAAATACTAAACGATGAAGAGTACACTATTTGGGTAAATTGGGAAGAGCATTATTGTAAATTTCAAGACTTGCCCCTCGCTGCAATGGTAACAATAGCCGATAACATTTAAACGAATTAATTATGTATGTAAGAGCAACCGAACGAACTGAAAGCGGGGATAACACCCGATACTACAAGGCGAAAAATGCAGACGATATGATTATATTTCTGCACACCGAGTACAGAGGTAAAAAATACACCTACTCCGAATTAACCAAACCAATGGCGGAAGTAGTTAAGAAATTGGGATATAAATTTGAAAATGTAAAACGGATAAACTAACTGAACAAATAAAAAAGAATTATTATGAAAAATATTGAATTACTACACGATGCTGCATTAATTAGCGAAAACAAAAAAGTGCAAGAACTAATACAGAAATTTATCTTATCGAACGAATTGCAGACCAAGTCTAAATTTAATCCTTACGACTACTCTGCGGGTAAAAGCGATTTCAGGGAAACACTACGGGGAGTTTATCACTCAAACGGGTTTAAGGTTGCAACTAACGGAACGATTTTAATTGCCTATAAAGGTAATTACCCAATAGAAATAGAAGGTAAGATAATCGGTAGGACGGGCGAAGAGGTTGATGGCACTTACCCGAATTGGCAGTCTGTTATTCCCAATAACGATAAGCTAAATTTTACTCCTATCGACTTTAAAAAGGTTTTAGATATTGAGAGAGAGTTTAAGGTTGTCAAAAAGACATCTGAGGACTATATCGGCCTTATAAAAATTGGCGATGCTTATTTCCATATTGGATTAATGGCCAAAATGGCTAAATTTGCTCTCAACTTTGGGATTACAGAGATAGGTACAAATGGATATGATAAGCCTGCAAAGATTTTCAGCTGTGAGAATATCGCAATACTTATGCCGATGATGAGGGATGAGGATAATAAAAATATAAAGACATACACGCTATAATAAGTGCTTAACTAATTACAAACGAATAAATAATACGATTATGGGAACAACGACAGAACTACTAACCGCCGAAAAAGCGAGGGCTTTGAGCCTAGTAGGAAGCCAAGAAGAATTGAAGGAGATATTATCTAAAATCGAGGACACAGCAAAGAGTGGGAGCAATAGCTTCTATTACTATGGCTACTTGAATATGGGAACCATAAAATCATTGAAAGACCTCGGGTATTCCGTGGCCGTGGGGAGTTCTCCAGATTATAAAATAAGTTGGTAAACCGAACCCCAAACAATCCCCGATTATTAACTGAATGAGTTGAGCGAAGGTCGGACTTTATCGGGGAACAAATTAAAAAGATTCAAAATAAATTTGGTAGATTAAAAAGTTTTACTAACTTTGTATTGGATTTGAGAAACAAACCACTCGGCCGCCGTAACACCCAAGGTGATAACAGAAAGACCGCCGAGACAAACAGAAAGACAATAAGTAACGAGCCGCATCCTAGAGTATAAGCCGAGCGAGTGAAAAGTTAAGTAAGGGGTTTGAATGAGTTGTTTGACATGATTCGGACTTAAAACAAGATTACGGGGAGAGTCCACCCAGTCCCGCTACCCAAGGTGTTGAAAATACACGGGCGCTGAAGTCTTTGACTCGGTGAGGAATGAGCCTACAAAGGCGGGGGATATATCGAGTACAATCTGCGAGATATATTCAGACCGATGGTTTAACCATACGGAAATTGAGATTGAATTATACGGGAGGATATGAAAATTATCCTCCCTTTTTTATTGAATACAACTGAACAAACGGAGTTTTTGTCGGGTTCGATTCCCGAGTATTTGCGAACAATTACTAACAATTTAAAAATATTAAGATGAAAACAATTTATTTATGGGTACGTGGTGAGGGTTGGAAAGGCTTTGACTTTGACGCAAGCGAGACAAAGCGGGAATTGGATGAAAGAGGCATCATAATCGGCGACTATGCTAAAATCGGCGACTATGCTAAAATCGGCAACTATGCTGAAATCGGCGACTCTGCTAAAATCGGCAACTATGCTAAAATCGGCAACTATGCTGAAATCGGCAACTATGCTAAAATCGGCGACTATGCTGAAATCGGCAACTCTGCTAAAATCGGCAACTATGCTGAAATCGGCAACTCTGCTGAAATCGGCGACTATGCTGAAATCGGCGACAAGGAAATTATCACCAAAACTATTTTTATCACAGGCTCAAAGCACTCCGTTCTATGGTATGGCAAAAATGTTATTCATGTGGGCTGCAAGAAAGAGACAATCGAATGGTGGTTATCAGAAGGCCAAGACGCAGGTAGGGAAAATGGTTATTCCGAGGAACAATTAGCCGAATATCACCAATATTTTCTTATCTGCAAACAGCTCCAAGACTCGATAGATAAAAACAAGGAAGTCTAGTCATGGATATCAAGAGAGTCATAACCAGAACAACTATCACCAAGGGAGACGCCGATAATGGGCGTTTCTCTTGTGTGTTTGAACTAGAGGGGCATAATTACACTCGTAATGAGGATGGAGTTATTTACTACCGAGGCGAAAAGGTGTTTTTCGTTGGTGTGTGCTGCAATAAAGAAGATTTTGTTGAGCGCGTTGCTCGGGATATGAGATACAGAGGCCTTCTCAGACCTAAGCACAAACAAAAGACGAAGAAAGTCAGGGCTTAATAATCAAAAACAATTATCGTTATGTCGAAGAAAAGAGGTATTGAGTCAAAGGTTAATCTTACACCTTTGATGTTGCGCTATCTGCGAAAAAGGAGATTAGTCACTCTGTTTTTAACGGATTTAAAGACTTTTGGAGGCCGTAATAAGGTTTTCTGCTCTTATGAGTTTGAGGATTACTTTGTAAAGCTAGGCTCGTCTAGGTATAACTTTTGGAGCGAAGTGTCCTACTCTTTTAGAGAGTGGAGGGCGGAGCAATCTATTAAAAACTTAAAGACAATAAAAATGAATGTTTGCAGAGTAGAAGACCCAGAGAGCGGAATCGGCATGTTTCACTGCAAGAACTATTGGACTGACGATAAGAGAGTCAAGAGATACGAGAGAGCATTCAGCCCGATAAGAAAAAGGCATGTAGCCATGCCAACGCCTTACATGGATGAGATTGACCCTTTCGCTATGTCTTTGCTAGGCGACTGGAGGTGTGCTTATTTTGATGTTGAAGAATTGCGCCGATGGGTTACCCTGCCAGAACTTACAATGCTTGTAAAAAAATGGGGGTTGCGAGTATATGAGATAGAAGTCAAGGCTCCATTGATAGGCAATTATCAGGTAGTATTTGATGTGAAAAACATTATCAGTAAGACTGACATAACAGAACAATTAATAAGTATTTAAAGATGAGTGAAAGAGAAATTTTAGAGGCTACTATTTTAAAGCAGCAGCAGGAAGTCTATAAAGAGGTTTTCGGCACTAGCAAATGGACGATTATCCGACATAAGGACAATCCAAATGAGCCTATCTTCTACCGCAACAAGTTTGGAGTCGTTGACAACATGATTGACTGCATCCTTGAGCGTGGTAAGATGTTGAGCAAGCAGTTTGACACAAAGACGAGAGAAGCCGAATATCCCTATCGAAGATTAAGCGGTTTTTACAAAGACTCGTTCTTTGGGCTTTTTTAGGCGTTTTAACGACATTTATCGTCGTGTTGGTTGCTACGCTCGCTACACTATTCTTAATCAAAATTAGCATAGTTTGTGGCGTGATATTCGGGGTCGTGGTGCTTATTAACCTGATAAATTTACCGAGAGATGTTAAAAATTTTAAACATAGAGGTCGAAGGGATGGTCGACGGAAGAGTTAGAGTCCGTAACGGACGAAAAGAGTCTTTTTTTAATGAGCGCGACAAAGAGCTAACAAGCTTTCTTAAGATGGCAGAAAATCCGTCTGTAATAGAAAAATTCGATAATCTAATTAACAACATTGGCGTAAGCTATAATAAAAATGGAGAGAGAAATTTCTAAAATCGAGAATGTTGTTTGGTACTTTGTGTATCTGAACAACGCATACAACAAGAGAAGAACTGAATATCTAAAGAATGCTATTAAGCAACTTATTCAGAAATACTCTATAATAACCGAGGACGCTACTAGCGGTGTTGCAGAGTGCTTTGCAGAAGGGGGCGTAACCTTTAACATGTTTTTGAAGAACTACGAGGCTCCCTTGGGCGGCGCTAGCAATCTACTAGGCTATGAAATCACTAGCTTCGGTAAATATGCAAGGAGTAATGGGCGGGTTTAGTGGCCTGCTCTATGTGATGGGCGGCTTATTTTCTGCCTTGATATTAACTTTAATAATCAGCATCAGAGATGAAAGAGTATGTAACATACAAACGAGTAAGTACAAAAAAACAAGGCGAAAGCGGCCTTGGTTTAGAGGCTCAAGAAGAGGCACTCTCTAGGTGGTTAAAGGGTAAAACCATTATCGCGGAGTTTGTCGAGATTGAGTCGGGCAAAAACGATGAGCGCCCTGAACTAGCCAAGGCGGTCAATCTATGTAAGGAGAGGGGCGCTATCTTGGCCTTCTCAAAGCTAGACCGACTAGGCCGTGATGCTTCATTCCTGCACCAGATTCGTAAGGAGATTGAAATTCTTGATGTCGAGTCGCCGAGCGAGAGCACTTTGCTTTTTGCAGTTAAGGCGGGCATGGCTCAAGAGGAACGGGAGAAAATCTCTAGTCGAACAAAGGATGCTCTCAGGGCTAAAAAAGAGAGCGAAGGAGCTTGGATTAACAATCCCGAGGGTATCGGACTTGATAAAGCTATTGAGGCTTCTGTTGCGGCTAGAAAGGCCAAGGCTGAGGCGAATGATAACAACCGCCGCGCCTTAGCCCTTATACGAATGATGATGCTCGACCGAGCACCGAAGTGGGATGAGGTTGCATCTGAATTGAACTATTGGGGTTTCCGCACCTCTACCAACAAATTATTCTCTCGCGGTACGGCCTTTTCTTTATGGTCAAGGAGATATGATTTTGAATATTTTAAAGACTAAAAAATGGATTCTATTGTTATTTACATTCTAATGTTTTTGAAAAGTCTGTTCGAGGGAGTAAAATAAATTTGGACGGACAACAATTTGTTAATACATTTGTATAATTTTAAACTAATTTTAAGATGTAAGATGAAAGAAGTTAATATTTCATATCGCCCTATTGGCGATATTTTTGAACACGAAGGCGAAATGCTGAGAGTTGTAAAAAGTAATGGTTGTGTTGGGTGCGCCTTTATGTCTTCGCCTTGCAGCGAGACTAATTGTTGTGGGTCGCGCGGCAGAAAAGATGGCGAATTTGTTATCTACGCACTTATAAAAGATTACACCCCTAAAAATGGGGAGTATATCTACACAAAGGGCAGAAATTACTCTGCCATATCAATCGCAAAAGGTGGCGAGCAAAAGGCGATGGGCTATGCACATGTGATTGTTGAAGACCACGAGCTCTGGCAACTAGGCTTGTTCGCGAAGAATGAGAATATAAAAGAAATCAGACCTGCTACATCTCAAGAGCGCAGGATGTTCAACGAAGTCCTTGCGAAACATGGTAAGGTTTGGGATGCCTCTACTCTATCCGTAATACCTAAGTACGAGCCTAAAGACGGCGAATATTTCACTACTATCGGCGTTAAGGGGGAGAAAATCACGGGCATTTTTAAGAGTTTTGGGGGCTCGGGCTTGATTAGATGCTATGCGCTTATAGGCACTACGGGAGAACTGCATATCGACGAATCTTGCGGCTTCCTAGTGGACGATATCATCCGCCCCGCTACCAACGAAGAGAGAGGTGCGCTAAACAATGAGCTTACTAAGACTTATAAGTTTTGGGATGCTGATAAAAAAGAAATCTTATCTACAATCTACAACCCGAGCAACGGCGATTACTTTGCATTGGTTACTAATTGGATGCCGAGACCTATACTCGCTATTAGTAATGGCATTGTTAGGCGTGAGGATGGTGGCCTCGGGGCGCATATACATATAGACTTTGATGGGCGCGCACATCTTCGCCAATCATTCGGGTATCAATATGGTGATAAGCTGCGTCCTGCAACTCAAGAAGAGATTGGAAAAATCGACTCAGCACTTAAAGCAGAAGGCCTAGTGTGGAGCCCTGAAAAGAAAGAGCTTTGTGATTTGCCAAAGTTTAAAGTTGGGGATTGGTTTATCCCGCACAAGCCAAACAATAAAAATCAAGACCCTAAATGGGTTTCAAGCATGAATGCTTTTGACGGCAAAGCCATGAAGGTGCGAGAGATAGACGATAACGGATACCTATTGGCTGACAAAGGTTGGACTTATAATGCGGATTGGTGCGAAAAAATAGAAGACCCTAACCAAGAGCCTAAGGATGGAGAATATTTTTATGTGGAGGAAGAGGGGGGATTTCGCTTTATTGCTATCAAGCAAGATGGAGGAGTAAGAACCCGTAGGTATGTATCATTTAGCCTACTTACTCGCTCTTTCCACAAGGATAGCGATGGGAATTGCACGATAGATGAAAACATCGTCGTTCTTCGCAAGGCAACTCAAGAAGAGATAAATGTCTTTAATTCCGCGCTAGAGGCCGAGGGTCTTATTTGGGATGCGAAAGACAAGGTTCTTAAGCCCATTACAGAGGTTGGTAAGGCATACATGCTCCACGATGGAGAGATTAGTATGGCTATTATATCAGTAGTCAGGAAGGTTGTTCAGGAGAATGATTATGTAATTGGCTATCAGTCTGCTAATGGCATCCTTTATAAGTTTGCTAACCCGATAGATTCCATCAATTCATACCTAGGGAAAGTAAAATAAAATCTATGAGATACCTAGATACGGAGCTCGGGAAACAGAGGGTCATTGACCTAGTGACCGAGATATACGAGAGTGATAAAGTAGCCCTTTCAGATGATGAGAGGGCTATATCTGAACAACACTCGAGACTCTTTAAGTTTTGGTGTTGGTTGTTTTATGGCCATCTAAAGAAAGATGGAGTATGTTTGAGATGCGGAAAAGAATTTAACCGAGTAATGTGATGAAAAATATAATTAAAAGCCTCTTTTTATTTCTATTTATGCCCTCTTATTGGACTATGAATAATAAATATGACAAAGGAGTTGATAAGCTCATTAATGAACTTATGGCCAAGAATTGCTTTGTCCCTATTAGTCCTTACACAGCCAAGCTAGGCAGCGCTACGATATGGATTAGCAATCACCCATACGGTTCGTTCTGTCTTTATGATGAGGGGGAACTTAGCAATCTGCGCCCAAGTAGGCTAACTATTTATAGGGCAAAAAGAAAGTTGCTAGATGATAAAATTAATAACATTAGAAAAGCAAATTTATAAAATGAAAAAGTTTTGGAATGGTTTTTTGGAATGGGTGATAGCGTTTATCATAGCAATCTTGATATTTGTCATTGTAAGCCTATTATTGTTCTTTGTACATAAGCTAACAGCCGACCAAGTTGCTATAATAATCTTATCACTCTTCTTACTCTTGTGCTCTTTCTTATTTAGGGGAGTTTCCCGAAGGATAATGGAGAATATCAGAAGTAAACGGAAGCAAGTGGAAAGTAAATTTAAAAAGTAACAATTATGTGTGTATTAATCCGAATGATAGTTGCCAAGGATGTTGATACTATTGAACTAGCTATTGACAAATGTGACGATGAGCTGGAAATACTAACAGAGCCCTTGGCTAATTATAGCGAAAGTGGCTTGATATACGCATTTTTTGAATATAAAAACAAGGAGGTAACAAATGGAAATTAGTTTTTTACGCAATGCAATGAATGATATTGCACGGATAAAGGGGATTCCAGAAAAAGAGGTATTTGCTCGGATAGATGGGGACGGAGTGACTCATATCTATAAGACATCTATCTTCGGCGGTGATGGTATTTTTCACTTCAAGACCGATGAAGAGTTTAATGTTTACTTTGACGAAATTATACTATCTGAACAATATGGGATGGCTCGCGATTTAGCAGAAGTCTCACATAATGGTCAAGTAGATAAGCAGGGGAATCCTTATTTTGGACACTTAAAAAGAGTTTCCGACAAGTGCTATAACATGCCCAGCAGGATAGTAGCATTGCTGCACGACATAATTGAGGATACTTCGGTAGATGAGCAGATGTTGAGGGCGGGATTTCGCACGGATATCGTTGATGCGGTAGTTGCTCTGACTAAGCTAAAATCGGAGACTTACGGAGACTATATCCACCGATTAAGCACGAATCCTATGGCTGTTTATGTCAAGATTCGAGACTTAGAGGATAATATGAATGTCGCTCGTCTTCCAGAGTTAAGGCAGGCAGATATTGACCGACTAGAGAAATATCACAAGGCATACACATTTTTAAAATCACTGCCATGCTAAAGAAAATCATCTTTTTTACACTATGGGTATTACTCATGGTATCGTGCTCTTACGAGGAGAACAACAAGGCCGCAATAGATTGGATTAGCTCCTCTCAAAAGCCTATAACCGCAGTTCATAGCGGGTATGGTTTTATGGGGGGCAATAAATACACCCTACTTAGTGCGGATGGTAAGGTTTTTTATACGGGAGTCATTGATATGGACTTTCCGCCTAATATTAATATCATTGAAGTTATTGAAAAACAAAAACAATAAAATATGTTTGCTAAAAATTTTTTAATGCCTTGTACTGAGGCTCAATATGATGAATTTCTTAAAGAAGAAATGTCTAAAATGGGTTATAAGGAATACTGTTTTAGTCGGGGAGATGTTTATTATTGTTTCCTAACAAATAATATTATGGGTGTGAATGGGTATGTATCTAATACGGGCTCAAAAGACCTTAAATATCATAATCGCACACTTATTCCTAAATTCAATGCCACTCTAGCCTCGGCTCTTGCGGCTATGACAGATAAAGAGCTTGGCGGATACGGAGAGTATTGGATGTGCGTTTCATGCGATAGCTCATCCTTTACCAAAGGGAAGATGTATAAGACTATCGGTTTTTATAACGATGAAACCCCGATGCTCATTGACGACGAGGGTGATGAAAATGGATATTCTTACGCAGCTTTTGTAGCAACCTTCCGTAAAGCCACTTACGAAGAGCTTGTCGCTGAGCTAGGGAACATAAATACTAAGTGCGATATTGATTGCATCCCTGACGAAGAACTAATTGCCGTGCTAAAAGAGCGTGGTTTCAGAATTTTCAAAGAAGAAATAACTTTAAAAGAATATTAAAATGGGATTTACACAAGCAGTTTCTATGCCGTGCAGCGTAGAACAATTCAACAATTTTTTAAAGAAGCCGCTAGAGAAAATGGGATATAATATTAACCCAAGCTTTAACTTTTCTGATTCAGAAGACTTAGTTTTGGTTAATAACTTTGCAGGCGATATGGGAGACTTGATTAATTTATTAATGGGCGCAAGAACTAATCACAGCCGTTATTTCATTGAAAGCTTCTCATCAAACGCCTTCCTAGCTTTAGCCGCTATGACCGATAGCCCATCGCCTAGATATGGGGAGCTGTATCTTGACAAGAAAGAGCGCGTGTGTGTTGGTTCTAACAATACCAACCTTGCACTATTTGATTACACCCGCAAGCTAGATAGGGAGGAGATTTTAGACTTTCTAAAGAGAGTCGGTATGTGGGGTAGTAGCGATAGCTACATTAAGTTTATGAGAGGTGCGGAGCTATCTAGGCAGATGATTAGAACTTGGATGATGGATGATGAGCCTAAAGCTCCCGAGAAGTCTGTATTGTCATTCTCAATACAATCTACCGACGCTATTTCAGCAATGATAGAAAGCCTAAGGGTTGCTATTGAAGCACTACCGAAAAGAGAGCCTAAATTTAAGGTAGGAGATTGGGTGAGGCTCAAGGGCTGTCCTGTCTCGAAATTTAATTGGGATAAATACCGCATACTATCTTATAAATGGAGCGATGCTAGCTGTGACTTTATCTACTTGCTAGAACGAATCAATGGTGAGGCTTCGACTTATTACACTGAGGGTCAACTTGAGAAGTGGGTTCCAAGAAGAGGGGACTACATTGTGCAGAACGCCAATGAATATGAATGGGTCAGGATATTTGATTCGATAGATAAGGAGTATGTAAGAAGTATAGTAGAGAGCACTCCTATTGATAAATATATTAGCTCAGACTCAAATGGCGGCATACCTATGAGCTATGCGATGAAACCTGCTACCCCTGAGCAAGTAGCGGCTCTTGATGAGTTATTGCTAGATGAAGATGGTCTTGTATTTAACGGGGTAGAACTTGAATCCGCTCCTACGAAACCAGAACCTAAGTTTAATGACGGCACATGGGTCAGAATCATCGGGTCTACACGCAAAAAAGATAACTCCGACAAGTATATTGTTAGGCAAACGAATCATCATAAGACCTTTGGCTTCTCTTATACGCTTAATGATGCTTATGGCAAGAGAGTGTATTCCGATTATCCCGAGGACAAGTTAGAAAAATGGGAGCCGCAGTTTGGGGATTATGTTCATCAGGGAGTATGTAAATACCCTTGGACTTTTATTTTCGATAAAACCACTGAATGTAATCATGTGACTATTGCGGCAGGCACACTACACGACGACTACATCTCCGCTCGCGGTGGAACCCTGCATGGCGCACCGATAATTCCCGCTACACCTGAGCAAATAGAGCATTTAGATAGACTATTGCTAGAAGAAAAGAATGTTGTTTTTGACGGCAAAGAGCTAGTTGAGGTTCCAAAATTCAAGGATGGAGACATTGTTTATCAGCCCGAAGATAGCACTACACCTGCACTCATTCAGATAGTAGGGGCAAATAGTCCTAGGGCTATTTATACTCTTAAAGACCAATATTTACATACTTCTTGGGACAAGCCCCTAAATCATAACGCTAGGCTTGCAAACGCTGCGGAGGAAAAATTAATCCTTGATGCCATCAAGTCAGAGCTTAGCATGATATGGGATAAAGAGAATCTTATTTTCCACCTATTACCAAGAGAAGAGCCTGCTGAGACTGGTGAGCTAGCTATATTTTGGGATGCAAATAACAGAGACATGGCTGTCATTGGTTTGCTTAAAAAGATTGATGGTAGTGGCGTTTATAGGTATGTCGACAATAATGGAACTCATTGGCAGCACGCTATCCGATACAAGTCCCCTGAGCAATTCAAGCTATTCGTTAAATCTTAAGCTAACATGGATATAATCCCTAAAGTAAAAGAAAACAGCACTACCAAGCCTGAAATGGAGATGGTAGAGCAAGAAAAGCAAGAGTATAAGCTCCTAGGCTCATTTTTGAGAACTAGGGGCTTAAAGCTCTTCGTTTACAACCCGAGAACCGAGGAGATAACCGAGATTACCCCTAAAAGAAACTCTACGCTATCCCTAGATGGAGAGTCAATACACGGCAAGGCTATAAAAAGCAGAGTCCATAGTGACCAAAGCTGCGATATCGACTCTCGCAATATCCCTTTTGAGGCTCTTAATATGAAGAACGCCATCAAGAGGGTGAATAAATACCGATTCGGTACGCTAAAATATTTATGCAACTTAACGCCGACAAGATAATGTATATCGGAGGAATAATTTACAAAATAGGAACATTCTTTGGCTTCAAGATGAAGTGCAACCATGATTGTAGCGCAAGCTCTGTTATAGGCATAGAAAACAATCTCATCAAGGTTAGGGGTAAAGACCGATGCCTTTACAATGTAGTTATCACTACTAGATGTAATTGCTGCAAGAAGAAGATTGGCAGAACGGTTTTGAAGCGAAATGTCTCCCAATTTGCCGCTAGTAACTACATGAAAGAATACATCGCTAAGCATGGCAATTAAGGTATATATCGCGTCCCCGTACACTATTGGTGATACGGCCGCAAATGTAAGGCGCTCTATTGATGCCTTCCGAGAGCTATTTATGTTAGGTCTCATCCCCTTCTCTCCGCTAGTATCCCATTTTATTGAGCTTATCCACCCTATGACATGGGAGGAGTGGCTGGAATGGGATTTTGCATGGCTAGACCAATGTGATTGGGTTCTTAGATTAGATGGAGAGAGTCGAGGGGCTGATATGGAGGTTGAACGAGCTTTAGCTCATGGTAAAAAGGTATTTTACTCTATTGAGGATATTAAAAAGGAATTGATAAACCTAAAGTAATGGAAAGGAAATTAGCACATATTGAGTACATATCTGCACTATCTAGTATTGACGGAGCAGATAAGATTGAGGTAGCGCTCGTCCTAGGATGGCAGTGCGTTGTTAAAAAGGGAGAGTTTTCGGTAGGCGATAAGGTCGTCTATGTTGAGGTAGACTCCGTAATGCCTGAGAGAAAGGAGTATGAGTTTCTGAAAGATAGAAAGTATCGTGTAAGAACAATAAAACTTAGAGGGCAAATAAGTCAGGGCTTGGTGCTGCCAATAAGCTCTCTTCCACCGAAAGACTATTCTATTGGTCAGGATGTTACAGATATATTGGGTATCACGAAATACTTGAGCCCAAGTGAGAGAGATGAGCTTAATCAGGAGTCTAGGATTAAAAACGAAAAGAATAAGCTCAAGAAGTTTATGCTGCGTTACTCTTGGTTTCGCAGGTTATTCATGTCTCGGAAGCAAAAGATGGGGTTCCCTTATTGGGTTTCAAAGACCGATGAATTTCGCATACAGGGCAATCCGAGCATAATTTCTCAGTTTGCCGATAGGACGGTTTATGTAACCGAAAAAATAGATTATCAGAGCGTAACCTTCACGGGAAAGCTACTGCCTAGGTTTGAGGGATTACTTGGGAAGATATTGCCTAAGAAGTATGTCTTTGTTGTTTGCAGCCGAAACTTTACCGTTTCTGACAAAAACTCTCTTTATTGGAGGATTGCAAAGAAGTATAATATTGAGCAAATACTTAGAGAGAATCCTACGCTAACCATACAAGGTGAGCAGGGTGATACTAAGATTCAGGGAAATAAATACGGCATAAAGGAGCCTAGGTTCTGGGTTTTTAATATTATAGACCACGAAAAGAACTATCACTTTGATTGTAACGAGATATTTAACTTTTGCTATAAGAACGGTTTGGAGATGGTTCCCGTTGTCACGATAACTAAACTAAGCGCTATCGGTTCTAATGTACAGGAGCTCGTGGAATACAGTAAGGATAATTCAGTTTTAGCTGATATCCCGAGAGAGGGTATTGTTGTGAGATGTATTGATGATGGAAAGAAGGTTTTGTCCTTTAAGGTAATTAACCCCGAATTTATGCTAAAATATGATTGCTAGTAGAGCTTTTTTTCGTATCTTTGCATTCAAAACAAAATAAACATGACGGATTTAACTATGATTCAGTCGGAGCTAAAGGTTCCGAAAGCCCAATTCAACAAGTTTGGGAATTATTTTTACCGCAAGGCCGAGGATATCACCGAAGCTGCTAAACCGCTATTGGCGAAGCATAACTGCCAATTAGTGATGTGTGATGAGATTATTGTTGCCGAAGGCAGACATTATGTCAAGGCTACTGCGACATTTACCGATAGCAAGGGGCTTACTACTATCGTGACTGCGTTTGCTCGCGAAGAGGATTCTAAGAAAGGTATGGATGGCGCTCAGATAACAGGGGGATGTTCTTCTTACGCCCGTAAATATGCGCTAGGCGGTCTATTTCTTTTGGACGACAACCTAGAGCCTGACATGCCTAAAGAAGAGACACAAAGCAAGGGCGAGCCTAATAATGCCCCTAACGCACCGACTAGCAATGCACCTGTAATGCCAAAGCCAACTCGTAAGCCTGCTCCGAAGCCACAAGAGACCCCAAGCAACGCATCTAGGGCATTTGACCAGATAGGCATAGGAGAACAGCTAAATGAGGCTAAGGAGCTGCTAAAGCTGTCTAAGTCTGAGAAAAGAGCATCAGAAGAGGAGCCTCTAGGCGTTGCAGATGTATTCCGCAAATACCCTCAACTAGCCGACAATAAGGACTTTATAGACGCTTGTAAGAAAAGAAAGGAGGAGCTTGTAAATGGAACTGTATAAAAGTCCAATCGTATTTTACGATGTAGATAACGCTCACCAATACTTTTCCCCGAGCGGTGAAGAGATAAGTGGTGTGACGGGGATGATAAGCAGACAGCTATTCCCTGACAAGTATGACGGCATCCCAAAATCTATACTAGCGAATGCAGCCGCCCGTGGAGACTTGATTCACAGAGAGTGTGAGCAATATGATAAGGTTGGCATTCTTGGTGATACCAAAGAAGTAGCTGCTTATGCTAAATTGAAGGAACAGGTGAATATCCGAGCAATAGCAAATGAGTATATTGTTTCAGATGAGCAGCACTTCGCGACTAAAACCGACCTCGTTGCTCAAATAGGGGATTGCCCTGAGGACATGGTTGACCTATGTGACCATAAGACAACATATTCTGTCGACAAGGAATACCTGAGCTGGCAGCTATCTATCAATGCGGTATTCTTCGAGTTATTTAATACTGTTAAGGTTAATAAGCTTTATGGTATTTGGCTTAGAGGAGAAAATGCTAAGCTCATCGAAATACCAAGGAAGCCCGATGAATATATCTGGCTACTAATACAGTGCGAGTTAGAGGGGAGTATGTATCCTCTTGAGGTTAGTGAACTGCCCGCAGAAGCATCTTCTATGCTAGCAAGACTGTCGGTTATTGAGGCAGCTATTGTTGAAGTAGAGTCTCAGGCAGCAGAGAGCAAGAAGTTAAAGGAGAACTTGGTTAAAGAGCTGTATGCAGCTATGGAGAAACACAGTGTTTCCAAATGGGAGACGGATAACATAGTTGTTACAAGAGTGGCTCCTACTTCGTCTGTCGGCGTTGACACGGCTAAGTTTAAAAAAGACTTTCCTGACATATACGCAAAATGTACTAAGACGACTAATAAGAGCGGATTCTTGAAAATAAAAATAAAGGAGGACGATAAAGATGAATTGGATTAAAAGACTGTTTTGCAGCCATGAAATGAAGCAATATCTTCTATATGAAGAGAAAATGCAGTGTGTTGAGTGTGGCAAGAAACTTAAGCGTAAAAAGTAACAGTTATGTTATACGACCTAAGTACAGAGATTGGTAAAAGTCGTCTCCGTAAGAGGGTTGGTGATGCAGTAGCGAAAGGGGCTTTAGTGGATTTCACGGAAAAGAAGCCCCTGACTACGCCTCCTCAACAAAACTACCTACATCTATTGCTAGGCTATTTTGCCCTCGAGACGGGTAATACTCTTGACTATGTGAAAAGGAATTACTTTAAAGCATTATGTTCACCCGACATATTTATTGAAGAACAGCATGATGATATACTAGGTAAACCCACCAAGAGACTTAGGAGTGTTACGGACTGCACTACAGAAGAGATAAGCATCGCTATTCAGCGCTTTAGGGATTGGGCTCTTGACGCTGCCGAGGTTTATCTGCCTGACGCTAATGAGGATAAGTTCCTCAATGAAATAAGATACGAAATGGATTCTAAAAGGAGATACTTATAAAATGAATGATATATGATAGGAGAGAAATGGATTAAGGATTTTCGCGAAAGTATGAACTATATAGACCCGCTCTTAACCATGCAAGACCTAGGAGCTTGTGTACTTTTGCGTATGACGGGCAATAAGAAGCTCTCGTACTCACTAGTTAAATCTGGTAAGGTCGCAACTAATGACGCAGTTGCTAGTAAATACTTTGGCAGACAGAGCATTAAGACCTTATTAGAGTCGGGGTTCATGGATTCAGTTGTAGAGGAGGTATTGAAGAACTTTGCTCAAGACAACTCGTTAATATTTCAGCGAGCGGTGATTCAGTCAGCAAGCAAGCTAACTGAGGCTAAGGCAAGAATTGAAGAGATAGAGTCAGAAGATATGAGCCCTCAAGAGCTGAAAAAGTCGATTGAGAAAGTTATACGAGACGCCTCGGAGAAGAAAGACTTTGACTTGATGTTAAAGGCTATTGACAAATTGGATAAACTCTTCCCTGTGGAGGGCAAACAGTCGGAGAACACTCATATAATGATTTTGCCACCAAAAAACAACACTATATGCCCTCACTGTAACAGAGAGTGCTTAATAACGGAGAAAAACGATGAAAGAGGATAAAGTTGTAGAGGCGTTAGCCAAACATATAGCGGAGAAAACAAGGGTTACTCTTGGGTTGATGCGGGGTAAGTCTCGCAAGGAGAATATCGTATTTGCTCGTTGCTATTTTTCACACAAGCTACGAGCGTTAGGCTATAAGTATCAGCAGATTGCCGATATCTTAAATGTAACACACCCGTCTATAATGTATTACATTAAGACCTATGAAAATCTAAAAGGATATGATAGGTTTAATAACTTCATAAGTGCCTTGGGTGAATTTGGCAGGCAGTTCTTGGTAAGCGAGAAAGACCTTGACAATGTTACGGCAGAACTCTCTCAGCATATGGACGCCGAGGTTGCTAAGCATATCATCAACCAACTCAGGAAGTAATATGGGGCGCAAAAAGAAAGACCAAGCAGAAGCAGCCAAGAAGATTAACAAGGCGGATATGGTGCGTTGGCTCTTTAATGAGGGTTTTAAGATTGCCGATGCTAGTAGGGCGATTGATGTGCTCATGGCTAGGATATCTAAGGAGTTGGTAGACGGCAAGGAGATAACCCTGCCTGAAATTGGGTCTATAAAGACTGTTCGCCACGCCAAGCATCTTCATGGAGGCAGCATAGAGCAGACTCATGGCATTGAATACTACATACCTCAGTTGTTGCGGGTTAAGTTTTACCCGAAGAAGTCATTTGACTTGAAATTAAGAGAAAAGATGAGAAAGCTAAATCCTAAAGAATGGGAGGAGTATTATGATGGAATCGAAAGACGAGCGGCTGCCCGTGGATTGGTCAGACGCGAAAAAGGCGGCGAGAGCGTACTTATCTCGGAGATACTCGATAGCGGAGACGGAGATTGATGAAGAGTTGATATTGGTTTTCCTTGAAGGGGTTAGATATAATTACAAGCTAAATCAGTCGAAAGAGAAAGCAAAGGTGAAACCGCCCGTTTCATGGAGAACCGATATTGATATATATAAACGAGAACTAGCGCAAGCCGTGTCTGACATAAAACGAGATACCGCGTGGCTCGAAAAGATGGAACGCTTCTATCCTAATGTGGATATTGTTGCCTCAATAGACAAAGCCGTTTTTGAGTATTGGTCTCAAGAATGCGGTTGGAGGAACAAGAAGCAGAAGAGAGGGCAAATTAATTGGCGACTAACATTCAGCAAGGCCTTAAATATGGCTTTTAACAGGGTTTATAAGAATAAGCAATCAGCACCTATGAATGGTAGGGGGTTTGTTGTATAACATTTTAAGCAATAAATATGAGAATAAAAGACCTACATTCACCCAATACCTACGAAATTGATGTCACGAAGAAAAGTGGTGAGGAGACGATGTTGTGCCCTAAATGTTCGCATACCCGCAAAAAGGCTAAGGATAGGTGTTTGTCTTGGAATATAGAGAAGGAGGTGGGATATTGTAACCATTGTTCATCTAGCTTTGTAAAATATCAACCACTCAGGGAAAGAGTCCATAAAGAATATCGGATACCTGAATGGAAAAACTTAACGGAGTTATCCGATAAAGCAGTGAAATGGTTTGAGAGCAGAGCAATATCCCAATCCACTCTAAAAAAGATGAGAATCTATACCGATAGGCGGTATATGAAGATAAAGATGCCTAGTGGCAATATTAAGGAGGTTCAGGATGCGGAGGTTATTGCCTTTCCGTTCTTTATGCCGCTTGAGGAAAAGCCGCGCAATATAAAATATCGGGGCGTCAATAAGTCATTTGCGCTAGAATCGGGCGCAGAGCTTATTCTTTATAACTTTGAAGCAGTCGTTAACTACAACAGTATCAGGGATAAAGGCATTGTCTGGGTGGAAGGAGAATTAGATACCCTAGCCTTCATGGAGGCGGGTTTTAATAATGTCGTCTCCGTCCCTAATGGAGCAAGTGCTAAAGACCTGTCTTATCTTGATAATTATATTGATGAGATAGACCAAATAGATAAGTTTTATATTGCGGTAGACTTTGACGAAGCGGGTCTAAAGCTAAGAGAAGAGCTTATCAGGCGGCTTGGAGCAGAGAAATGTGCTGTCGTGACCTTTGATGGGTTTAAGGATGCCAATGAGCTATTAATCGCAAAAGGAAGAGCGGCATTAAAAAAAGCGTTAGATAACGCTATTGATGTTCCGCTGAAAGGAGAGGTAGAGGTAGATGCGCTATACGACAAACTACAAGCTCTTTATCAGAACGGGATGCCTAGCGGTGTCAAACTAGGCTTTAAGCCTATTGATGATTTGATTGGCTGGGAGACGGGTAGATTGGCTATCTGGTCAGGCATACCTAGTCATGGTAAGAGTAACCTAGTAGATTTTGTTTCTATACGCCTTAATGCAGTTAATGGATGGAAGACCGCCTTTTGGACTCCCGAGAACTTCCCGACAGAGCTGCATATAGCCAACTTAGCGGAGAAGGTTATTGGAAAGAGGTTTCGAACAGGAGCAATGAATCAGCTAGAGTTTGATGCAGCATTCGAGTATATCCGTGACAATTTCTTTTGGATAAATCCCGAGGAGAATACGACCGTCCCCCAAATACTAGATGTGGCAAAACAGCTAGTCAAGCGCAAGGGCATAAAACACCTCGTTATAGACCCTCTTAATGCTTTGTCAGTAATTGGGTCGGAGGAGTCGAGAACCATCCAAATAGAGGCGCTTCTGCGCGAACTGACGGCATTTTGTCGCAAATACAATATCTTGCTTTCATTGGTTGCTCACCCCAAAAAGATGGATAACGATGGAGGCCGCATGAGAGTTCCTACGATGTATGATATTAGCGGCTCCTCAACATTCTTCGATAAAGCCGACTATGGATTGGTGGTATATCGGTGGTTTGAGCGCAAGCAAACGCAGTTGTATGTCCAAAAAGTCAAGTTCCGTAACCTAGGGCATATCAACGAGACTCCTGATGATGGGCTTATGATGTTTAACCTAGCTAATGGTAGATACTCCGAAGTTACAGAGCCCTATGCGATGGATAACAAGAACTATCTTGACTCACTAAACGAAGAACCCGAGTTCGAGTATGCTGATGAAGACCTGCCTATGGGAGATTTCCCAACAGGAGTAGATGATTTCGACTTACCAATGTAAGTTGAATGTTAATAACTTAATTTGTAACAAGAGCAGTTATTACCTAAATTTGTAAAAACTTTAATAAACACATAAAAAATGATTGTAGCAAGCATTTGTCTGTCCGACATTCCTGCGGACAAAATCACTAAGAGTGAGAAAAATCAGAAGAAGTATCTAAGCATTGTCATTGACAAGAACTTCAATGGAGCCGACCAATTTGGTAACACACACAGTGTCTCTATCGGCCAAACAAAAGAAGAGAGGCAAGCCAAAACTAAAAAGACCTATATTGGGAATGGTAAGGAGTATATTTTTGAAAATAACTCTCAGACCGCTCCAGCACAACAAGCCCCTACTAGGGCTCCAAAACCGCAGAGACAAGCTCCAACAACCCCTCCAGTGGATGTGAATGCTATCAATGGCGGCGGCGAAGATGATTTGCCGTTCTAGTAATAAACTAATAAACAGCAAGTTACATGGAACTCGTTAGTGTTAAAAAGGCTAGTATGATAGCCGACCAGAAGCCGATTAGAATCATATATGCCATCGGGGACGAGCTCTTGGATTTTGCTCGAGTAGGAAGAGAGTTAATTGTGAATCCTAAGGAGGTTATTTCACTTAGGGACGAGGGTATACTTCGTCCCGTGACTCAGATGATTTCTCGAACTTTAAAGAGAGTAGGTCTTTGGCAGCCGTCTTGGACTGATAATTGGGAGTCTAAAGAGCCCGCAATGACAGAGGTGGAATACCTAGAGTATTGCAGGGAGAAACGCTCAATCCTAGGAGAAGATAAAACGATGGGATTCAAAGAGCGCGAGATGTGGGCTAGTCAAGGTATCAAGCTATGAGAGCATTTGTTGTAATAGATGGGGAACCACAAGGTAAAGCAAGGCCTCGGTTCTCCCGCCGCTCAGGAGTAGTATATACGCCTGCAAAAACAATGAGCTATGAGAAGTTGGTTAAGCTATCTTGCCAAACTGCCACAAAAGTGTTTTTCGAGGATGGTAAATATCTTCAAGTAGAAATAAGGGCTTTTTTTGCCATCCCTACAAGCGCATCTAAGAAGAAGAAGGAGGCGATGCTAAGCGGTCAAATAAGGCCTGATAAGAAACCTGACTTGGATAATATAGCCAAGGTAATCCTAGACTCGGCAAATGGATTAATTTATGCCGATGATAAACAAGTGGTAAACTTGATTTGCGATAAGTATTACTCGGATAGACCGAGAGTTGAATTTGAAGTATTTGAAATTTAAGAAATGAAAAGATTTATTGTAGAAGCTAAGTCCAAAAATCTAATGGACGCATTTTTAAAAGATTGCCAAGCATTTAACCCAGAGTGGCGCAAAATAGAAGACGGGCAATCATATCTAGTCTTCAAATTAGAAGACTCTTATGGAGAAGCACTCAGATATGCAGCAGCTTATTTTGGGTGGAAGAACGCGCAGAGAGTGGAGTTGAAGCCACCTCAGATTGGCAAATTAGCGATATTTTGGGATAATGAGGAAGGCATTATGTTAATAGACAACTTGGTTGCAATTCGAGATGGCAGTGTTCATCCTTTTGTGTCCAGAAGAGCAGGAGCGTACAGACACGCAGCTCTTTTTGAAGGACAAGAACATTTCGATAGATTTATTAATCAAAAAAACTAGGTTATGGGAATAAAATTTGGTGTTGTTGCAAGCACATTTGCGCTTTACGAAGCGTTTAAAAAGGATTGTGAAGCCTTAGGATATACTTACTGTGAGGAGTTCTCTACATTTGAGGATAACCCGAAGTACAAGTATATGGTTTTCTCAAATAGGTTCTTCCCGCTAGATGGCGATGTCGTTATTAGAGAAAACTCTTTTGCAATGTCAGACCTAGGGGATAATGGTGATATACGCCCTCTGTTTAACCTAAATTTTCAATACGGCGACGCATTGAATTATGCTAAAGCCGCATTGGTTAAGACCTCGCTAGTTGGTCTTGGTCAGCTTGCTGTACTTTGGGATGAAAGGCCTGAGTACGCCATTATATGCCACTTAAGCGAGATAAAGAATGGAGTCCCATATAAATATTATGCTAGCAATGGCGTCCCTTATAGACACGCCATCCCATTCACTAGTATCGAGGATTACGATAAGCTAAAAAAATCTTAGAGATGAAGTTTAGCATCTTAAAATCAAAAATCAACCCTGCTCTTAATATTTTGAGTGGGGTTATTTCAAATAAGAGTGTAATTCCAATATTTGACCACATACTATTTGAAATAAGCGGAAACAGCGCCATTTTAACCGCTTCTGACGGCGAGGTAAGCACGAGTATCTCTATCGACATTACATGCGCTGATTCGGCTTCTTTTTGCCTTCCTGCGAAGCTTTTGAAGGAATCTATAAGTAAGCTGGCAGAACAGTCACTAGAATTTGATTTCAATAAAGAAAGTGGCAGATGTGTTGTTAAGTACAATGGTGGTAAAGGGAGTTTTGAGATGCCGTTCTTGCCATCTATGGATTTCGCTAAGCCGCCTAAGGTTAATGGCGATAAGTCTATTAAGATAAGCGCTGTGGTTCTTAAGAACGCTTTAAGCACAGCGATGCCTTTTGTATCACAAGACACTCTGAGGCCTGTTCTTAACACTATATTAGTAGACAACTCAAACTACAAGGTTAAATTTGTAGCTACCGACGCGAATAAGATGATTGTTATAGCGGAAGACAGTTCTTCGGAGCAAAAATTCAGCAGCCTAATCCCTCCAAAAGCGGCCGCCACAATAGAAAAATCCCTACCATCTAAAACTGATGAGTGCGAGATATCCTTTAGTGATACTCATGGCCAATTTGTATTTCAAGAGATAGAGGTCATTTTTAGCCTTGCAGAAGGGAAGTACCCATCATATTCAAGTATTGTTCCTAAAGATAACAAAAATGTTATAAAGGTTAAAAAATCCGAGCTACTATCTGCCATATCTCGCGGAGAATTATTTGAGAGCAGTTCGATTAGCCATGTCGTTCTAGACATTGAGTTTATGGGTCTATCTATAAGCACTCAAGACCTCGACTTTGGGAGGAAGATGTCAGAGACCATTGATGCGGTAGGTGGTGACTCCTTACGCATTGGTTTCTCAAGTAAGAACCTATATGAGTGCATCAACGCGATGCCTATTGAAGACATAATCCTATCATGCTCTGAGAAAAACAAGCCTATATTGATTAGCGTAGAAAATGACGACATAGTAACTATTGCAATGCCTGTCGTAGCAAGATAAAATTATGAAAGCGATTTTAAGGGTTTTGACATGGATTAATAATTGGCTATTCCCTGAGCTTACAGATGTATTGGTATTTAATAAAATAGGAGGTATTTATGGAGTTGATTACACAGATGTATTCACCAACGCGTCTCACAAAAGAATCCGTTGGACTCAACAAGAAGCCGAGTGGTTCTATGCGTGGTATGCCGACCGCCTCTATATTGAGGGATACGATAACGAGCAGTCTCAGCAGTTCCTTGAGCGATTCGAGAAGATTTACGGATTCATCCAAGAAGAGCCGAGCAGTGGAAACTTACTCAGGAGAGCTCGTTGTTATCTGCGAATGTTGTGGATATTCGGCTAACTCGAAAGAGTTTGTTACAGAGGACGGGGATATGGTATGCCCTCAGTGTGGAAATATTATTGAAGATTAAAACATAAAGTATGGGAACGAAGAAAAGATTGAATTATCCGCAGATGTGGATATACTGCAAGGTCAAGGGGCTTGACATAAATGCTTACAAAAACCTACGGCCAAGAGTAGCCGCAAGTGAAGCAATCAGGCTTAACGAGCTTAGAGATAGTAAAACAGTAATATGGAACGGGAAATATGCTGTAATTACGCAAGACTGTGCCCGTTATCAGACCTATTATCTACCTCTCTCTCTAAAAGGAGCTAAGGAGCTCGGAGTAAACTTTTGGTATGAGCTTGATGGTACATACAAGGTTATTGAGTACCATGAGAACAAAAGTATACCTAGCCGTGAAGAGCAGCCTGTTGTAGAGAAAAAAGGAAAGCTATCGAAGATATGGTCTATTATTATGGACTACTATCTTTGTAGAAAAAAGGTTTAATTTAATAAAAAGTACATGGGTAAATATTTAAGACTAACAGAAGAGCAACATAATCAATGGTGTTCAATAAGAGGAGTTAAGAGTGAGTTTGTCCCTAATTCGGGGAGCCTAACCACTATGCGTGTTTACATGAAGGATGATGAGGTTGCTCAGATAAAGGGCATCAAAGCATCTAGCCCGACAAAAGAACAAAACGAGGCCGATAAGGTGATAGAGCTACATAAAAATAAGAGGGTAGAGCGTCAGTCAAGGGAGCTTAGAGAAGCCTTAATGAGTAGAGAAGAAGAGATAGAGAGGCTTCAAAACATACTTGACATAAGGCAGTCTACGGCATCTATTAAGCCTTATGAGATTAAGTTCGACCATAAGCCAACTAGTAAAGAGACTGTATCTATATCGCTTTTTTCGGATTGGCATTGTGATGAGGTTGTAGAACCCGAGTCAGTGATGTTCAAGAATGAGTATAACAAAGAGATTGCTCAAAGGCGTGCGGAGAACTATTTTATCAATTTAGTCAAGCTAGTAAGCCACCACCAAAAAAACTATCAGATTAATAGGCATGTATTAGCATTCTTAGGAGATAATATTGGTGGATTCATCCACGAGGAGCTCAGACAGACAAATTCTATGACTCCATTAGAGGCCATTGACTTTGCTAAGACAGTCCTTATGAGTGGGTTGATGTATTTAGAAAAACATCTTGAGGTTCAGCAGATAGATGTTGTTTGCATTGTGGGGAATCATGGGCGTACTACTGATAAATTGCCTTTCAATAACCTTACGGAAACATCTTACGAATACTTTTTGTATAAAGACTTAGAGTCTATGTGTAAAATATTAGGCTTGAAAAAGTTTAACTTCATTATACCAAAGGCTTCTATGGCGATACTCAATATATTTGGGAAAAACTATGCTTTTGTTCACGGAAATTTACTAAAATACCAAAATGGCGTGGGTGGTTTATATATTCCACTACTTAAGTATTTCGCTAAAATAAACGCCACTTTTAACATTGAGCGGCTATTCTTTGGTCACTATCACACTACCATAGACATTAAGCAGGCCGTAGGTAACGGAAGCTTCAAGGGATATGACTCCTTTGCTATGGGTAAAGCCCTCGATTTCGAGGTTCCACAACAATCACTCGTTCTACTCAATGAGAAACGAGGTTTTACGAATTTCCAATCAATTTATTTAGACTAAGAGATGAAAATTGTACAGTATGTGCATCACGGCACACTTGTTTCGGTCATAGAAGACCTAAAGGGGACACACCGCTCTCATTGTCTTTGCTTTCAAGGGTGTAAGAAATTTAAACCCGAGTCGGAAGATAATTGTCCGATAGCAAAAGACACTTTTGAAAACTGTGTTAAACACGGGATTACGACTCCCGTATTTGAATGTCCTGCATACGAATAGCAACTAATCGGGGAGCCTAGCTCCCCTTTATTCAGCTCTATGGAAAAGACCTACGAAGAGATAGCGGAGTATATAAGTACCCACGAGATAAAAGGCCGTCACGAGATGCGGCATATTAGAGATTATATGCTAGAAAATTTCCCCGAAAGACGCGACGGCGTAAACTTTAGCGTGTCTAGTACTAAGCTACCTAGCGAAATAACATATAAAGATTTTTTAAACTTTATTCAAGGATGAAGATAATATTAGTAACAGGAGTTATCGGCTCAGGAAAGGATTACTTTGTTGAGCAATACAAAAGAGAACACCCCGATGAGAGAGTAGAGCATCTAAAGTTTGCTACCCCTATCGTAGACCTAGCCTCCCGTATGTTTGGACTCAATTTGCACGACAAAGAGACTTACGAGGCGTGGAAGGCAATCCCCGAGAATCGTAAATGGATGGTAGATATAGGCCAATCCTTAAAGGCGGTATTCGGCAAAAATATATTCGCTAAAGCAACGCTTGATAAGGTCGAAGATATGGTATGGTATGGAGTAAACACAGTCATTGTCTCAGATTTTAGATTTCCTATTGAGTTTCAGGAGTTCTATAACCGAGACATAGAATTTGAAATCCATTTTACCGACTTTAAGTCAGAGAGATATAAGGTGGCAAGGGAGCAGGTGACGGAAGGGATGGCGATATGGCTATTGTCACAGGGCTATACAAATGGAGCATCTTGGAACCAATTTGAGTTCAAAAACATAATCGACAATTATGTTGAGGAGTAATGGGTTATGGAAAAGTTTAAGGTAGAATACGAGTATAAGTGTGGCGACCTAGTTCACCTAGTCATTGATGAGACTAAAAAGACAATGATGGTTACTGCTCTAATATATACCAACGGAACTTGCTTCTATCGTATATGGGATGGTTTGGACTTTGTCGCCGAGAGAGCGCCATACGAACTTGTTAGGGTAAAGAAGTCTGAAAAGATAGGATTTGCCAAAGACGAGAAGAGTAAATAAAGAGAAAGGGGAGCTAATAACTCCCCTTTTTGTATGATATAGCCATCACAAAGTCACTTTTCTTTCCATAGTGCATTATAAATGCTTCATAACAGAAGCGCTTTATATCAAATTAACGGCAGTAAGGCTATTTTATTGCCGTTTTTATAATAGGCCATACTCTAGTAGTGCAACTACACATTTAAGCCATTTATTGTGTTCAAATGCCGCCAAAAGTTGTAGTAAGATGTGTTCAATGAAAATATATGTTCAGTGGCAATGAACACAGATAAGCACTATATTGTGTTTTTACATATTCAAGACATCAATTTTGTCGATTTGTAAAATCAAATCATACTATAATGTAAAAAAGCCCCTTATTACAGGAGCTCTTATGTGGGCGAGTGTTTTTGTCATTCTCTTTTAGGTTACCTCGCTCACAAATGTAATCATTCCCCTAAAATCAGTTGGTAGCTATCCAACACCGAGCTAAGAGGGAGACTCGAACTCCCGACCCCTTGTTTACGAAACAAGTGCTCTACCGACTGAGCTATCCTAGCAATTATCCCCCAACTCTAAAATGCCTCCTATGGGGGTGTTAGTACCGACCTACGATTCGGAGGGTATCATTTCAACCCCGCTTTCGTCCCCGTGGCCTTTGGGATTCATATTTTAAAAGAGAGTGGCTGTGCCAAACTGGTATTATCATTCACTTTATTTAGAATGAGTGCCCCACAAAGCCAATTCGGGGCTATTCTTAGAGGTCGTTTCTTCCACTCTCTAGTATTTTAAAAACTAATTAACTTTGTGATTAACTCTCCTATTTTATCATTAGCCTTCTGAACAATATCGCTTCTTGTTGAAGGGATTGATAAAACGGTTGCTAGCGCTGAGATTGCGGCAATAATTTCTGCTTGTGTCATATTATGTAAATTGAGTTTTACAAGGCCGCTCAAGGCCATTAATTTAAAAAGGACTAGTCTTGGGGAGGATTACCTCAATCAAGTAAATGGCTAGTTTATTTTCGCCTAGCGCATAGGCCGCCAACCTAATCCTAATTTTGGGAGGGAGACATGAGTTGAACATGTGGTATCTTACCCTTTCGGGGCGTTGGGGTGTCGAACCCCGCCGCTTGATTTTAACCGCTCAAATACACCTACTACCACTTCGGGCGCCACCGCCACTCCCTCCATATTCATTTCGAGGATGGGGTCTAACCCATCATTGCGCATTGGGACTTATGCGCATCTACCCATACCTTACGCGGCCACCTTGTCCGAGACTAACCTAAGTATGAGTAAGTGTCTAGTTGCACCACTCGAAGCGATAGAGACGGGGCTCGAACCCGCAAGCGAGGTTACTATTGCGCATTCCACCTCGGGGCTATTACACTGCCCGCATTTTCCATTTTTGCCACTCTATCAATCGTCTTTCCGATTGTCAGACTACAAACCCGCCTGCCATTACGCTTAGCGGCTTGTCTTACCACAACCTAAGTCACCGAGCGGAGTCGAACCGCATTCGAGGGAAAGGCAGGAATCGAACCTGTGCACATTTGGACTGTGGGCTTCTACCACGCACTCGGATTTATAGGGTTATGTGCTTTATTCCTTTTTACCGTCTCATTGTCCATTGCGGCCACCTATTTTGCCACTCTCCCAAATCCTCGTAACTTTCCGAGGTGTCAGTCTTTCCAAGAAATAGGGCATTATGTATTTAAGCTAGAGACCCTACTCTGATTATGGCAGTAAAATTCAGTTACCCTAGGCCACTGCCGTTCTCTTATTTCTTAGCGTATCCTTGCGCCGACAAGCGCAACCTTAATCCCCTAGCACCTAGGGTTTGACAAACTCAAATTGTACTTCAATCTTTTTTGCTTCTACAAAAGTAATTTAAAAGGGACGACAATCCAAATAAAAAAGGAGATATTTTTCAATACCTCCTAGATTTTATTTCAAAGCATAGATTTTACTTGATAGCCTCTAGCTCCTTCGTCTCTTGCTCGACAAACTTATTCATGTCCTCAAGCTCTTGGAGAGCCGCAGGGTCGTCAGGTGTAAGTTCGGCCTCCATAGCTGCCTTAGTTTTCTCATTCAAGTAATTCACATGAAGAGTCCACACCTTTGCCGCTAGCTCAACATCAATAAACCAAAGGGTATGCCAATTCAGATTGTTCGTATAGATGTCTTTTAGATTCTCAAGCATCTCTACCTCCTCGGCAGTCTTATCAGGCTTATCACTAAGTTCTACCAACCCTCTTAGGTGGATATAAGCATCACTTGTGGCGTCGCACACATACTTATACCCTCTTGCAGCAAATACGGCATGCGTATCGGTAATAGTCAGCGTATAGAAGTCACTCTTAATTTCTCCGATGATGTTTCTTTTCTCTACATAGGCCAATGTACCTACGATTTTCTTTGGTGTTGCTTTTGTCTTACCCATTATAGATTATCTTTTATGATTTTCATTAACTGCTCATAGCTTTTGTTGCCCTTAGCCATGTTACTGAGACCCATGCTCTTTAGATACGCCCTACATTCAGGGATAGTCTTAAGGTCATTCACATCAAAAGGCTTCGTCTCATCAACGGGATGGTCTAGTAGTGTGCTGTCGCCACGCAGAGCCTTTAAGTCGAAGCTCTCCTCTTCTGCCGTTTTTTGACGCTTTTCAGAGCAATACACCTCATCAAATCCCGAGATAGCACCCTTGCTTGGTTCAAAGTCCTTAACGACCATTATACGGCCTTCTATGCGTTTTACAACCACATAGCTTGAGCCACCTGCCCTACGAGCCTTGGCGTACCCACGACTAAAACTCGTTTCACCATCCCACAGCTCCCAATCGTGAGCCTGTAAGAAGTCTATACACTTAGCTTTTGTATCTTCCATGTTAAAATATTTATTTGTGCAAAGATAGTCATTTATCGCCTTCGTTCCAAATCTATTTGCTCTATTGATGAAATTTTATTATGTGGGTTACTGTTGGTTACATTTACATCTATGCTCTTAACTCCCCATATCGGAGAGCGGAATATAAACTTTTTGTAAGTCACCCCCTTAACTATCAGTAGACTGTCGCTCGTCTTATACGATACTTCCGCTGTGTCTTTATAGATAATCCCACTAATACTAGTCCACGGGTCATTATACAAAAATGTCTTGGCAGGCATATTGAGATAAAGAGTATCCCTGACCTTCACTTTGACAGTATCGGCAGTTGAGGAGTTTACACTAGTAATGCTCTCTAGTCTCTTTATCTTTAGCCCCATAGATTCAACTTGCTTAACCAAGGCAGCCCTATATCTACGCAGCTCGGCGTTGGTGAGGGTAAGTGTCTCTACCTTGTAGACAAGCTCTCCTGTTTTGGTCTTATAAACCTCAATGTCATTCATAAGTGCCGACTGGTTTGAGTCCAACCTATGAATCTCCGTATTCTTAGACTTTAAGGCATTACCTAAAACGAAGATAACGCCCAAGCATACTAAGATTGCTATAAATAAATACTTCCTCATACTTTCACTCCTGATATATTTTTAAATTTAAGGGTGAAGGCCACTAGCGACTTACCGCTACGGAAAGCCTCTAAGTCCCGTTTAAGACCCTCATAAACCACATTATACTTAATGTTTCTGATGTCGTCGTACAGTACCATGATACCGCCTCCAAGTAGATATGTCGTAAGGGTATCAATGTCTGTCTGCACTGTATTAGAAACAATAAATCCCTTCATCTCAATGTCGGTAGACGATAGCTTACGGGATGTCGGAACAGACACATCTAGCCCATGCTCCTCAATCCAATCATAAGCATAATACGGCTTAGGAGTTTCCTCACCAAAGCCTACCGAATTGTATATCGTCGTCTTATAGTCGGTCAGGAAGTCCTTATAAACCGAGTCAGCTAGTTTCTTTATTTTCATCGTACTTTGATATTATTTAATTCCTCTTCCATATTCAATACTACCTCTCCTGCACCGCAAATAGATATTCTATTATTTTTGCCACTAGAGATAAGCTCTACCTTGCTATCAGAGTATGTGTAAAGCATAACTAGGGAGTCGCTAGGAACATGTATCTGCACATCACTATGCTCGATAGCGATATAGTATACACCCATTGGGAATATGAGCTCGCCATTGGTGTTATTGATATACACATATTGTACTCCCGATGGAACCTGACGGCTCCCGTCGAAGTTGTAAAATATGCCATGAAGGCCTTTATAGTTGCCATCTAGGGCTACCACCTTGCCCTCTTGTTCTTTAAAGAGGGAGACCATATTATCTCCCTCATGTTTTCTTATCATATTGCTTATTCCCTCGCTTGAGAGGATACAGCTTAAACTATTATCTTCCATTAGTCGCTAAAAACTTTTAAACCTTTTCCACCCTTGTTATGTCCTATTGATGTTATGGAGTCTTGCCACTCCCTCATCTGCTTTATCAGGTTTCGTATCTCGCCCTGTACTATAAGCATCTCTACACTATTTCTAGCCATCAAATCGACATTCTCAGACATCTCTATTGAGCGCTCCGCACTTGCATACATTTGGTATCTCATCGTGTTAAGAAGAGCTACGAGCTGTTGAGCAGTGTCCTCCTGTATCGCCTCAATACCTGCCTGTAAGCCGCTAGCCGCCTGAGCTTGACTACCTGCCGTAAGTCCGACAGTCTCCATCAATGGCTCTAATATGGCTTTTGATGTACTCTCCAACATCTTTATGTATGCAGGAATCTCACCCATGATACGACTGAGTTCAGTCTGCGATAACTCCCCATCATCACCAAGAGCATTGTCGATAGATTGGAAAAACGGCTCTAGGATATTTCCCATTACTCTAAGAGCTGCCTGCTTAACCAACATAGTCTGTATCATCTCGGAGAACTTAGTTTGGAAGGCATCCATAGCATTCTCGCCTTGTAGAAACGCCTCAATCCAAGTATCGGCAAACTCCTCGGAAGCAGACTTAAGGTTGGTTCCTCTCAGCTCCTCAATGTAGTCGTCAAACACTTCTTTTTGCTTGATTCTCACATCTTCTAACTGATTTGTTAGGTCTCTCAATGCCTCTTCGTCTTGGTTCCGCCTACTACGCTCCGCCATAATCATTCGAGAGATAGCATATTCCTGATATTTCAGGTTAGAAACCATCTCACTAGTGTATTGGCGAAGAGTCCTAGATGAAGCTGCCTTATCTCGCTCCTTAGCAAATTGGTCGTATTTTCTAGTGAGACGCTCTAGCTGCACCTCTTGCTCTTTAATCATTCGGTCAATAGCTCTCTTCTGTTGATTCACCAAAGACACAATAGCGCCTGCGATGGCAGCAATAGCCAAAGAAATCCAGCCGATAACACCTGAGGATGCCTGCACTATTGCCATAGTTGCAGCAACAAGCTCTAACAAACTAATAACTACGGTAAGCCCCATTTGGATGTCTTTGATGTTATTGACAACTTCCTCAGAAGCACCTAGAGATTGCATAACCTCACCAATCATGCCGACGAAATTGCTCATAGACCGAAGACCGTTTGCAGTCAGCTCAACAGCTTTAGTATATGATTCTCCTGATTTTTCATTATTTACCCTAATGTCCTCCGCCTTCTCATTTATCTTTTTAAGCATAGCATCGTAAGCAGCAGAACCCTTTGCTAACCCCTCTAACTCTTGCTTCATCCCCCTGAGCTCTTTACGACCATTGGCGGCGTTTTTAGCATAATCACCGCCCTTCTTAAAGAACACTTCTGCCTGTTTAAATGGTTGGCTCTTGGCTATATCACGCTCTATGTCAGCCGTCTTATTGAGCACAGATAAGTAGTTTTCAAGAGTGATGGTTGTTTCAACAATAGAGCCATCTAACTCAGTGAATTTAACCTTAACCTTCTCGCCATCAATAACGGCATCAGAGGTAATGTCTTTTGCTCTTTGAACCAAGACCTTTAGCTCAGTCATGGTAAGGTCTCCGATGTCTCCAAATAGCTGTTGAAAGACACCTGTTGCCTTGAGAGCCATCTCCTCCAAACTTACCAGCTCCGTCTGCCACGAGTTAATTCTAGCATTAGAAAGCGTCCTATCTATCTTCTGCTGCTCAGTCAGCACAACTAAGCCCGTTGCCTCGATATTATTTAGGATATTTACCTTTTGCTCTTCAAGCGCAACCTTAGCTCGTATGGCGTCCATCTTCTGCTCTCTAGTAGAGTTTTGTTCTACTAACTGAGATATCTCCTTCAAGGCATTGGTCTTACGACCTATAAGCCACTTATTGAACTCTTCCTCAAGCTCCTTGGCTTGTTTCATATCCTCTTCTCCACCTCTTCTCTTGAGTTCAGATATGGCGGAGGTGTATTTATTCATCATCTCCGTAGCATCAGGCATTGCCGTCATGTCGACAAGACCACTGATACCCGTAAGCCCTTCTAGCTCAACCCTTAGATTAAAGTCCTCAAGAGAGTTCTTTAAGTCTCTTATCAGTCTCTCTTTTGATTCAGCAGAGGCCTTGACCTCGAACTCAATACTTGATGAGCGCAATTCGTTCTCTAGTTTATCAGCAGCATCTTGAGCAACATCCGTATTCATATTACGCAATGTCCTGATTACATTAGATATAGAGCTAGCTAAACTAGCCTGAGAAGTAACGGCATCAAGAGTAAAGCCTTTCTTGTCTTTAAAGTCATTTAGAACTCTAGCTTTAGCCGCCTCAGCGTCCATATAGGTTAGATACTTCTTATAAGCCTCGGAAGCCTGTTTATACATCTCTGCTTGCTCTTGAAGAAGCTCAACCCTAGTCTTAGCATCCTTATTCTGTTTTTTAGTCTCCTCCTTACTTGGGTCTTGGTTGTAATACTTCAATATAGAAAGCAGGGCGTCACGCTCAGCCTCTTTGGATTTTATGTATGCACTTGAAGCAGCACCTTCTTTGCCTTTTAGCTTAGCCTCTTTCTCTAACTCCGTATTGATGTCAGCATAAGACTTTTGTATATCCTCAAGGGCGTCTAACAAAACCATCTCCTCGTTACCGACTAATTTAGATACAGACGGCTTATCGGCGCCTGCTATTGATTGGAACTTAGCACGCCAACCCTCCATCTCGGTCGGTATAGCTCTCCACTGAGGCACTTTCCATTGCGTAAGTATCTCGACAGTGTATTTCTTATCACCAAAAGCCTCATCGAGAATACGAGTAACCTCTTTAACAGACTCATTTACCTGCTTATCATCAATGTTTCCACCAATTATCTCAGGATACTTATCAGCTACATAATTCGCTAGGTCGTCGATATACCTGCCGTGCTGTCTTCTAGCTTCTTCTAGTGCGTCTTCGACATCCTTATTAGCCTCAGTAAGAGCCTCAACCCTATCGGTCTTTTTAGGGATGCCTAGCTGACCTAGGAAGTAATCACTAGACAGCAACTTACTCTTAGAGTCTCCACTTGAAGCAAGAACTTTTTTCATGCCGTCAACTATGGATTTAGAAACATTCTCTCCTAGGTATTTACCCGTAGAGACAATCTCTTCCATATATTTTTTATTGGCACTCCAAGCATTGTTGACATCAAGTATAGCGGCCTTTTGTTTGAGCTGCGCGTTTCTGAGTTTATTCAGACCGTTGATAACGCTCTCGCTAGTCCCATCGGCACTTTTCAATACTTGGTTATTAAGAAACAGCTGAAATTCTTGCGCTCGGTTATACTCTCCCTGAACCTCAGTAAGCCTTTTCATGTTATCGACAGAGTCGGATACTTGGTCTGCAACACGCCCATCAGCCTTGCGTAGCTCTTCTAAAATCTCTAATCTCCTCTTATTTACATCTATATTCTCATCCGTGTTTTGAGTAAGAGCCTTTAACTCGTCTATATGCTTATTAACCTTCTCACCATTAGAAAGTAATGCCATATTTTGCTCATCTATCCCCTTAGCAAACTCCTTAGCCTTTTCGATAGAGTTCACCCAAGACGCCACTAATGCAGTTACGCCACTCACTACCACCATAATACCCGTAGATATAAGAACAGCTTTCAGCGCCGTTGCTGCCGCGCTAGCAGCCACAGTGGCCTTAGTAAAAAGCGTCATGCTTTTACTCATCCCCGTGAATATCCCTTGCCCTGCCTTAGCCGCCATAATGGCGCCATATTGCTCTCCTGCAAACTTCTTTAGAGCTCCCGTGCCGACAACCATTGACGCACTATATTTTTGTGTGGCTAGATTTACCGCCCACATAGCCGTTTTAAGAGACACGCTCGCAGCGATAACAACCTTCATGGTAAATATAACGGCACGATAGTTTTCGGTAAGAGCACGAGCACCTTCGACACCAGCCTTAATGGAATCCTCGTTGTTTTTACCAATGTTATTTAACATAACATCATAAGCGTCAAGCAAGTTAGACCACTTACCCTTTAGTGTCTCAGCTTGTATAGCCTGCATTTCAAAGAATGTACCACCCTCTGAGGTCATTTTTTTGAATATCTTATCCACCATCGCAAAAGGAACCTCCCTACGCGATATTTTCTCAAAGACCTCGCCTGTCTTTACGACACGATTCTCCAGCTTACCAAATTCGTTAGCAAGCTCGGCTATGATAGGGATGCCCGCTTCCGTGAATTGTCGGAGTTCCTGACCCCTTAATACTGAGGCACTTCGCACTTGGCCATAGGCCAAAATCAGCCTTCCCATATCCACTCCAAGACCCGCAGAGATATCTGCTAACATCTTAGTTGTATCAAATAGCTTTTCTGTTTCAATACGGTATGCCGATAACTCTCTCGTGAAACCAACCAACTCCTTCAACCTGAATGGAGACATAAGAGCTAACTGTACTGTCTGAGCAAATATTTTATCTGCGGCCTCTTTATTTTGTATAATAGCCGCTAAAGATTTCTGTTGTAGCTCAAATTCACCCCTAACATCTTTCAATTTAGTCAGGAAGTTATTTATCATTCCAACAGAGAAGTAAAGAGCAGCCTTACGCATCGCCCATCCCCACGCCGTATTTAGTTTATCGGCTTGGTTTGTTAGTTGTATGCCTGTGGTTATTGCCTTCTGATTCTCCCTATTGAGAGACTGCATAGAGCTGTTAAGCCTGCGCAGTGTACTATCATAGTTTAAGTCAGACTTACTAAGGTTATCTCTAACCCTATTTAGTTGTTTGAGCTTTTCAGTCCTGTCAACAATCGTCTTATCAGGCATGGCCATAGCGTCGTCGATAGAGAGTGGAGCCTTGGCCTCTTCACGCGCCCTTAAGTCGAGCATCCTCTTCCTAAAGGCAAACTTGCGTTGGTCGGCTTTCTCTGCTTCCCTTATCTCGTTTTCCAAGACACGCTTCTCTTCCATCGCCTTCTTGTCTAACCAAAAAAGCTTATTTTTAAACCTATCCTGTTCCTCTTTGTCGGCCTTCTTTTTAATCTCAGCCATAGACTTATCCTGCTTACGGGTAAACTGCTCTAGTGTCAGCCCCGCATCGCCTATATTCTTCTGTACATCTCTATAAGCCGTAGCTATACCAAAGACCGCAGCCTGAGCCTCTTTGGGTTTATTCCAATCAATAGAATCCCAAGCCGTTTTCAGACTTGAGATACTACTTTTATAATCTTGTGTTAATTGGTTCTTGCCCGCCATGCCGCCGACAGCAGCACCATATCTATTATCAGTGACACCGCCTACCTTGGCAAAATTATCCTTTAGCCTATTGAGCATGGCATCGGCCTCAGTCATTGACTGCTTCAAAGGATTCAGGTCTAGCCCTAATGCAAAACTTAAATTACCTACATTTTGTGCCATTATTTTTTCATCATTACATTCATAAAGTCCTGCGCACTATTTATTTGTTTAGGCTGCTCCCCATACTCCATGTGAGCACGGTCTTTGAGCATAACCTGTACCTGAGGGATAGTGAAAACCTCAGTTATTTCTTTGTAGGAATAGGCTCCACCGAGGTCGGCAATGATGCTTGTGACTTCACCAAACTCTGTATTGGCTGATATCCATCGTCCTCCTTGTTCTTCATCTTTTCCAGTTCTTTGCGGTATCCAGCCTTGTCGTTCATCGAATTTATAGCCTTTACCATCTCCGTAAGTCCAAAAAAAAAGCCTGTATCCAATTTGCTGAATATCGTAGAAAGCAGCTCTCCCCAACTATGGTCGTCAACGCTATCCAAGAGCGCACTCTTAACCCTATCCAACTCCCCGCTATACTCAAAAAGGTCTCTATCGATATGTCTGCGCTGCACCAATATACCAATAGCTAGTATTTCGGCCAAAACAGGGATATTTAAGGCCATCGCCTTTATGAGTGTATCAATGTTCCCATCCTTCACCTCTAGCTCGGTAATGAGGCCAGAAATGCGCCATTTAGCGTAATAAGTCAACGCTCCTATTTTGTAAACCTTGTCCCCTACCTTCACCTCGGTCTTTGTGTCTAATACTATCTCTGCAAGCCTAGCCTTATTCGCCAGATGCTGCTCCTCGGTTAAAACAATCTTCTTCTTGGCCATAATATAAAAAAGGGTGGCAGCTACGCCACCCCGTTAAAGTGATTACTTAGTTACTATATCAACATATCCTGATGTGTCAGGAACAGCAGTAACCTTGATGTGTAGTTTAAACATCTCTGTCTTAACATTTGCTCCCGTCAGATAACCAACTACCTGACCTCTCCAAATCTTGATTTTATCAAAACCTTGGTCAAAGGTAAGCACACATTGGCCAAACAGAATAGGAGCACTCGTAGGTAATGAAAGCGTTTTAGTAGATGGAACCCAAAGAGCCCCCGTGAGAGCCGCCATCTTTTCCCCGCTAACTTCAATGATATCTGTCTCAAGAGAGATATCTCCATTCTGGAATAATGTCATTAGCGTTGCGTCACCGTAATCGCCCTTGAACTTAGTCTCAGTAGGAGCCTCTTGTACGAATTGAGTAGAGTTTTCAGCCACTTCTCCAATAGTAGTAAGAGCCGTGCCGAAAGGATTATCTACACCAGCCCTAGTAACGGTGAAGGTAGCGGTAACACCCGTAGTACCACCATCAAAGGTAGGAGCCGTTTTAGCCCCACCAATAAGAGCGGTAAAGATAGCTGTTGAGGTAGTACCAGTCACTACCCATCCTGCAAAGGCAGCAGCACGAATCTTTCCACCTATAACAGAAGTAGTATCACCACTAGCCACAGCAACAGTGAATGCCACGCCGCCAAGATTAATAGTAATATTCCCTGAGCCCGTAGCAGCCCCCGTAACACTTAATGTATCAACCTCGGTAGTAACACCGATTGGGTCGGCCATAAGGATTTGAATATCCGATAGGCCTATTGCGTAATTTTTTGCCATTTGTTATTAAAATTAAAGGGGATAGTTTTTTAGACCTACCCCCTCATTAATTACTTAGTCACAATGTCTACATATCCAGCAGTGTCAGGGATAGCCGTTATTTTAAGGTGTAGCTTAAACATCTCTGTCTTCACATTAGCACCATTAATGTAAGCAACCACTTGACCTCGGAATATTTTGATACTATCAAACCCTTGGTCAAACTCAAGGATGCACTCTCCGTATATCACAGGAGCGCTAGTAGGGAAAGACATCGTTTTCGTGCCACTCGTCCAAGTAGCGCCCGTAAGGACAGCCATCTTGGCGCCATCAACCTCAATGATGTCCGTCTCAAGAGAGATGTCACCATTTTGGAAGAGAGTCATTAGCGTTGCATCGCCGTAGTCTCCTTTAAACTTGGTTTCGGTTGGAGCCTCTTGCACAAACTGAGTAGAGTTCTCTGCAACCTCACCAATCGTAGTCGAAGTATAGAATGGAGTAGCTGCAAGAGCACCCTCTAACTTAAACTTTATATCGGTAATACCGATTGCGTAATTTTTTGCCATTTCTTATGTTATTATATCTAAAATTGTTACAAATCCATGAAACCCCTCAGAAGGCGGAGCATCGTAGCTGCCCCTGAATGTGGCTCTAAAGCCGTCTGTTGTGGCATTTAAAGAACTCAATGCCGTTTCAACATTCTTCTCCATCTCGTCTAGCTTGGCCGTGTCCTCAATATCCGTACTCTTATCACGAGCATAACACTCAATGAAAAGAAGACCCGATTTAATAGAGCGGCTCATCCTGTCGGTCATATCCCTGAATCTACTAGGAGTGCTTATAACAGCGTAATTGCTTATATCAGCATCCATAGCCTCAGGAGCATTGTTGGAAAAGATTTTATCTGTGACAGTACCCCTCAGCTTCTCGCCTAAAGCACTGCGTATCTCGGCTAGTGTCATATCTATCGTTTATTTGGAATCTTAGTTGTTCTTATTGCGCTAACAAGCTCGCCCTTGGCTACGGTCTCGGCGTTGATAAACCCCGCTAAAAGACCCTTCCATTCAAGTATAACAGCGTAATACATACCTGCGACAATAACCACTTCGTAATCAAAATTTCTTGGTTGGTATTCATCTAGTGCCGCATCGACTTGCTGCCTACCGCGTAAGACTCCCACCGACCTCATCCTGCCTCGTGGCTGATATGGCTTGGAAGCCTGCTCTGCCGCTAAGTAGTCTCTCTTAACCTGAACACCATCTTTAAATACAGCGTAGCCAAAGCTATCTCTAAGGTTCCCTGTATCGTCAGACCATTGCCTATCTTCAAATATCTCTGTCAACAGCTTATGTGCTGCCTTGGATATACTATCCAATAGTGTTAAATTGATAGCGTCTTCTAGGTTAAAGAGTGCCGCCTTTATACTAATATTAGCCATTCTTCTTTTTGCTATTGCTCTGAATCTTTATCTCGCAACCCATAGAATGCTGCCAAGAAAACTTAACCCTACCCTCGATAGCCTTTCCGTACATATCGCACCGAAAGATATCTCCTTCAAGTATCGTCTCATTTGGTATGGGGTCACAATAAACAACATATAGGAAAATTAAAGTATCCCCTACGAGACGAGACCCTGACGCATCTTCTTGTACATCACACTCGACCTTCGCTATAAGCGCTTCTGAGGTAGTGGATGTAAGTAATGAACCCTCACTCTCCGTCACGCGGTAAAAACGCCCCGTAAGGCTATACTTCATTTTCATATTCTATCCACTTTAGATTCTCTTCTAATTCGGAGTTATATTTTTCATCGTAATGCTTCTTATAAATACCATTAGCGATAGAGAGATATTCTTTAGCTGACTTGTTATCCACAGAACTCTCAAATGCCCCACGCTTGACGCGCCCGTTCATTATAGTAGCTCCGTAAACAAGTAAATCTGCGTATAAGAGCTCTCTGTCTACTGCGGTAATGTTAGCTAGTTCGATAGAGGCACTAAGGCCTCTATCTACTAACATAGAATATACCGTCTCGGGACTAAGCTCATATCCCACCTTGCCCCTAAAGTATTCGTAAGTCGTCATTACGAGTCGGCAGTTGTGCTATCTACGATACAGTTGTAGTTCCAAGTAGAAAGCGCAGGAACAGCAGCCGCAAGGACATCCGTAGTCCAATACTCGGTAGCAGGATTAAACTTACGCTTAATACCAATCTTTCCGCCATCAAGATAAGATACATTGATGCCAGCCTCGCCAGCAACAACAGTAAGCTCATCTAGTGGAGAGTATTTGATTACACCCGCAAGACCCGCAGGACGAAGCACAGCAGCACCCGCTTTCCAACCGTTTACAGTAGAGATAACGCCACCATCGTTATAGACACGCTGTGACTCATCAACTACCACGATAGGAGCGATTTGTTTGTACTCGTTAAGGAAAGTGTTGAGTTGGTTCTCGGTAATCATAACATCAGGATTAACCACGATGCCCGTAGATACCAAGATAGCACCAACTAAGTCTTTAACCTCTTTGTTTTTCAGGATGTTACTCATCGTAGTCCTGTCAACTACCCACTCAAGAGCTCCACCATAGTTGAGGTCGTTGCGAACATAGTTCTGCACGGCAATCATCTGAGTGAAAATCTTAGCGTTAGTTGCATCTGACCAAGCAGCCACACCAGCAGTAAACTTGTTGGCAGCAGGGACGATGTTTGGTTGTGAGTATACTAGACCCGTACCCGTAGTGTCGGCATCATAGATTTCTCCTTTAGAGAGAAGCTGCATCGCCATGTTGGTGATACGAGCATGCACACCTTGGATAAATGGCTCAAGCCTGTTCGTGAGCTGAGCGATAACCTGAGCGTCGCCATTAGCGAGTTCGGCAATCTTTTTGAGTCTCACCCTGTCTTCTGCACCTTCCTTGAAACCGTGTGACAGGTCAGGAATTGTACCAAGGTAGTATTTAGCTCCATTGGTATCTCTCTGCATAACAGGAGAGAAACGAGCTCTAACATCGGCCATAACGGCTCCCGCTTGAACTATCTCGAGTGATTTGTATTGACCATCAAGCGAAGGGGCGTTATCCCAACGGAAGAACTTTCTCCAAAGCTCTTGGTCGAATTTAGTAGCGAAAGTAGAGTCAACATACTTTTGCATGAATTGCTGGTTTTCCAGCATATTGTCGTAAACAGAAATTCCGTATTTCATCTCTTATTCCTCCTTAAATATTAACCAAAAATCTTAATATCTGTAAACGCACCACTTCTCAATACCGCAAGCACGCTAGCAGGAATTGGAGACGCCTTAGATTTCCATAGAGTACATACATTGTACAACGGAGCTGGATAAATAGCGCCATCAGGGGTAGTAAAGCTCGTTGAAGTCTCATAGCTGATAGGGATATCAGTAGAGAAAGCCACATTTGGGTTGGTAATAAGCGGAAGAACCGCAGCACCCGCCTCAGCAGCCTCTACAAACAGAGTACCTTTAGCAAGCGTAACGCCTTCACCAAAAGTAGCCGCAGTAATAGCGATAGAATAGATGTCACCCTCAGTCGTATGAGTAGTCTTAGTCACCGCTCCAACAGTGATGCCGATACCCGTAGTCTCTAGGTCGGCAGGAGCAGGCATAATAACAAGCCCAGCTTCAAGCACATGGTTAAAATCACCACGATAGAATTTAAGTGCCGTAGATGCGTCGGTTACGGCTTCCGCAAGTTTAAATACCTTGAGGTGCTTAACTTGTTTTGTAGAGAAGCTATATTCTCCCAAGTCACCCTCGAAGATAACTCCGCCAATAGCAGGCGGGTTGGCGATAAGCGCACCATTGGTTATTTTACCAAGGAGATGCGTTTGGTCAATCACAGACCTTCCGCCGCCAAAAGACCCACTTTTAAAGTAGGACATTCCAGTAATGTTACCAGTCATTTTTGTGTTAGTTTAATTTTAAAATTTCTTTGCTTCTTCGATAACCTTATCAAGCGCTGCTTGATTATCGGCTCCACCCGTTCCCGCTACCACGGCTCCTTTGCCTGCCGTAGAGGACTTGATTGTGTTGTAGATGTCTAGCACCTTAGTAACAACATCATTCTCGTCTGTCTCGTGCGTGATAGAGTGTGTTGAGATTAGCTTATCAATCAGGGTCTTATCGTCTTTCGATGCACCTTCTTTGTAAACCCTCTCGTTAATTGCCTTGCGCCTCTCTTCGGCGATACTGAGATTTTTTTGTGAGCGAATCCAATCAAGAGCCTCGGTTACTTCGGGAGGGAGAGCAGTCGTGCTTTGGGTTTGGGAACCACTATCGGTATCCTTTCCCTTGTCGGACTTTGCCGCCTTTCTAGCAGCTTCCTCATCCTCTCTTTTCTGTTTTGCTCTTTCGTCTCGGATATTATCGTGGAGAACCTCAAGGTCTTCCTGAATATCCGCAATCGCTAAATCTTCTTCTGCCTGTTCGAGTTGCTTGGCAGCTAATTTTGCAGCTCTTTTCTGCATTGTAATTTTGCTAACACTAAGCTTTTTAGCATCAGCGAAGTCTTGTAAGATTTGCAGGATTTCTGCGTCTTGTCTTGCCATAAATAGTTTTATTAGTTAATTGTGTCAATCTAGGGTGCAAAGTTAAGTAACAATGTTGTAATTTACAATACCCTTCCCCGTTCAAGGTAACGGGGTTGTTACATTCGCATTTTTGTTATAACTTTGCACAGCTAAGTTATACTTATGAAAGAGGAAAAAAAGACTGAAATAAAGGCTAAAATAATCAAGCCACAAGAGGGATATCAGGAAAAATTTGTCACAAGTAACATTGACATTGTTATCGGTGGCGGGGCTGCGGGTGTTGGTAAAACATCGGCTGCCGTAATTTCTTCTGGATACTATCTTGACATTAAAGAGTTTAGAGCCCTATATGTAAGAAAGAATCTAGGGGAGCTCAAGGGAGGCGGTTCTATGACAGAGGAGTTTAAGAAAATATATCCTCCAAGCATAATCGCGAGAACAACAATGTCGGACAACCCAGAGGTAGAGTTTAATAGCGGAGCCAAAGTTGTTATGACGCACATGAATGACGAAAGTATTGCGGCAATAACCGAGAGGGTAAAGGGTTGGCAGTACGACTTTATATACCTTGATGAGCTAACGGCGTATCAGTGGACGACATTCACATACCTATTATCTCGTAATCGTGGTAGCGCAGGCATAAAGCCACTTTTTAGAGCAACTACCAATCCTAAAAAGAACTCATGGGTAAGGAAGCTTATTGAGTGGTATATTGATGAGGATGGGTTCATAGACCCCGAGAAAGACGGCGTAGTAAGATATATGTACTATGAGCGCGGAGGTGTCGAGGATATTATATGGGGCAATTCAAAAGAAGAGGTGTACCAAAAGGTAAAGGATAGGATTGACAGACAGATGAGAGCTTCGGGAACCGAGTTTATGTCTCCATACGACTTCATAAAATCATTTACCTTTATAAAGGGTAAGCTTGGTGAGAATAAAATTCTCCTGAAAGACCAACCTCAATATCTAGGCAGTTTAGCTATGGCGGGTGGCGCTCAAGCGGAGCAGCTTCTCGAAGGTAATTGGAATGTAGATGAAGAGGAAGAGATGGAGCTGCCAATAACACGGCAGATGGCAGAGTCGGTATTCGATATTGACCCCAACCCTAGCGGCAAGAGATACATAACGGCAGATATAGCGATGGGAGGAGAGGACAATACAGTTATACTTGCTTGGGAGGGCTTCCATGTACTAGACGCCACCATTGTTGCTGGCAAAAACCTAGACTCCCCAATGGTGATATCCTTGATAAGAAATATGCAAGCGAAGCATAGCATAGGAGACTTTAATGTGATTTACGACTCAGTAGGCCAAGGCAACTTCGTCGGGGGATATATAAGAGGTGCAATAGCATACAACTCCAACAGAGCGCCGATAGGACAAGGCAGGGCGAGATACTACCACATGAAGACACAGTGTGCGGAGAAACTTATAGATATGATAAAATACGGAGTCATATCAATAGACCCTACCTTAGCAGCTAGGATATATAAGCACAAGCATATAAAGAAGGTTTTGACATTCAGGGAAGAGTTTATTGCTGAGTGTACGGTCATAAGGTTTTACCCACCGCTAGATAATGGTAAGCTGCGTGTGATTGAGAAAAAAGACATGTGCAGGCTATTGGGTAAGAACCGTTCTCCCGACTTGATAGACAACTTCATAATGAGGATGTCAGTAGACCTAGACTACAATATATTAGGCGCAGATAGAGGTGCTTTCACGCCCGAGGGGCGCCCTCTAGGAATAGATGGATTTGAAGAAACAAATATAACATTACAAGAATTTTTAGAATGGTCTTAAAAAATGGAAATTAACGAGATTTTAAAAGATGTACCTAAGGCTTTAACAAAGAAGCCTTTTACACGAGGAGGAGATACTATCGGCGGCACGGATGGTATAAGCACTACGCTAGGAGATTTGATGCCCGTTATACCTACTACGGCAACGGCAAGTGTGGTGTCGCAAGATAGATTCTTGGCAGAGCTAGACCCTGCGAAGCACGATATCAACTTTGACGACAATGTGCCATCTATCATAGCCAAGGTACGCCAAGGTAATAATTGGGGTTGGTCTGAGATAAAAGACAGGCGGATAACACTAGCATATCAAAGAAAGATAGTACAGAAGCAGACACAGTATCTATGCGGAGAGCCGATGAAGTTCACGCTCTGCAACTCAAAGCCAACCGACAAGGATAAAGAGAACTTCGTCACCATAAAAGAGGAGTGGATAAATAGGAATATGGATATAGTAAAATCCGACCTAGTGGAAGCTCAAAAGTCGTGCGGTGATGCTGCGGCTATATTTTACTTCGACGAAGACAAAAAAGTTCAAGTAAGGCTTGTATCCTACCTTGAAGGCTATACATTAATACCTCATTACGATAAATATAATCGCATGGAGGATATAATGATATACTACACTAGAGAAGGCATTGAGTATATCGACATCTACGATAAGTCGATGTTTTACTCTATCGGAAAAGGCGAAGGTCAAGATTGGAGACTCTTATCATTTACAGAACACGGCTTCAATGAGATACCCGTAGTGTATAAGAGAGGCGATGTAGCTTGGGAGGATTCTCAGTCTATTATAGAGGTGCTAGAGATTATCTACAACATCTATGCGGTTATAATGAAGCGTCACGGATGGGGACTTCTTTATATCAAAGGTAAGATTGATAATTCACTGAAAAAGACAGCAGGCGCAGTAGTACTTAATGACCCTAATCCCGAGAGCCAAGGCGATGCCAAATACCTGTCTCCCGATACTCCTGAGGGAATGGAGAACCTGATAAAAGACCTTAGGGAGCAGATACAGATTCAATCGGGGGTAGTATTCCTCACACCTGCGGACATCAAGGTAGGCTCAGAGCTAAGCGCTATCGCACTTAAGATGCTACTTAGCACTGCATACGAGAAGGCGTTGTCTGACACAAGAAAATATGACGATATTGCCGATAAACTAACAAGATTGTTTGTCTATGGTCTCGGCATAGAGTTCGAGCGTTTTACTGATTTTAATAAGCTCAATATACGAGGTGAGTTCAAGGCTTGGATTCCTCAAAGCGATTCAGCGATAGTTCAAGACCTGATGAACTTGACATCGCAAAATATCATATCAAGAAGGACGGCAGCAGAGAGGTCTCCTTATTCAGCTCCTGATGAGATAGAGAGGATAACCACTGAGTTAAAAGAGGAGCAGGACAGGCAATTAGCATTAAAACAAGTAAAGACAGTTAAAACGGCTGCTAAAGCTACCCAAACTACGGAGGAATAATAGATGGAACTATGGTCTACTATACTAATAAGCTTCGCGACAGGCGTATTGAGCATATTAGGAACAATATTTACATTAAAAGCAAAGAAAAAGCAGGCTTTTGCGGAGGCCGATGGAGCTGAACTTGACAATGATAAGAAGAGGATTGAGAATGAAGGACTGACACACGACTTATACCTTCGCATTTATGACGACCTAAACAAGCGATTCAATGAGATGTTTAAGGAGAAAGATGAGATTATATCCAAGCTAAAAGAAGAGGTGAAGGATATCAAAGAGCAAATGCAGCGCATGGAGGAGGAGAGGAAGCAATACCTAGAAGAGTCGGCAAAGAAAGATGCGATAATCAGTGCGGCTATGTCCTGCAAGAATCTAAAGAACTGTCCTGTAATGGCTAGGCGAGAGCAGATTTTCAACATAGCAGTGGAGGAACCAACAAATGATACATTTTAAACTAAGTGAGTTTACCCAATCTAGTACGGCTAATCAGTTGGGTATCGACAATAAACCTGACGGGGGCTCTATAAGTAGAATAGAGCTCCTAGTCAAAGAAGTCCTAGACCCCGTAAGGGAGCTATTGGGGCGGCCTATAATCATAACAAGCGGCTTTCGGAGCGAGAAACTCAATAAGGCGGTTGGCGGAGCACCAACCTCACAACACCTTACGGGGGAAGCGGCCGATATGACTTGCTATAACAATCTATATCTCTACGAGTTAATTAAAAACAATCTTCTGTACGACCAAGTTATATATGAAACGGCCGATATAAAGAAAGATGGTAAGGTTATCGGAAAACGGGAGTGGGTGCACTGCTCATACAAGTATAGAGGTAATAGAAAACAGGCATTTAAGATGCACAATGGTAAAATAGTATGATAGAACTAAAATATCTAGTTGGAGGGGTGGAAACACCTTTCTACAATATACAACTAAAAGACTTTTCTCATAGCTCTGAGTTTATGGCGGAGTCGGTCATTACGGCCGAGATTTCACTCTTAGACGACATTAGCGATGATGAGTGGTTGTCTAGTTTTCTTACCTTTGGCGGGGAGACTTGGAGATGCTTTGTGCCACCTGCTCGTAAGAAAGGCAGCGCTCAGCTAGAGTACATATACACACTCACATACAAACCTGAGAGCGAAGTGCTCAAGGGTGTTAAGTTTTTAGATAGGGTAAGTACGCTTCCAAAGCTAACTACGGGTCTTAGCGTTGTCGTTTATAGCGGGGGCATAACCGAGTTTGCCGATAGGTTAACGGCTAACCTTGCGCGTATAGGCGGTTGGAATGTGTATGTTGAGGCAGGTCTTAATGACGAGCCGAGAGACATCACTATCGACAATCAATATATTTGGGATGCTCTTACTACTATCTCTGATGAGTATAAGTATAAATACACTATCAAAGGCAAGAAGATTTATATTTGGAATACCGTAGGATATGTATTTGCCGATACCTTTAAGGTTGGCGACACCATCTCTCACGAGTTCCAATACGGCAAGGGCAATGGGTTATACGAGATTAATAAATCAGCAACCGAAGATAAGGTGCTAGGTTATGTCCGTGGCTCAGGCTCGGAAAGGAATATCCCTTTAAACTATTATAGGGATAGCGACCGCTTTGCGGCCAACCCTTGCCCTGACTACGCACCCGCTCTTATGCCAAAGATTTACACCCAAGGTGATGCTACGGCCATACCTCCGATAGCTCCTTGGACGGTAGATTATTATAAAAACGATGCGGAGATTGCCAAGGGTAATATTACCGAGGAGTTCGTGCGTTTTGATGGCACTGATGGTAATGAAGAGATTTATCCAACTATCAAGGGTGTTACCTATGAAGGCAATCCTATTGACGAGCTCCTTACGGTTGGGGAAATAGGCTCAGATGAGATTAGTGACACAGGTAAAGTTATTGATGATGAGTTTGATGTGTCTCTCAACCCTCTAGGATTCAACTTATCTAAGTGTATCTCTGCTAAGGGAGAGATGATTATGAATATGCAGTCGGGTATGTGCTCGGGTGCAAACTTCAAGGTGGTGGCCATAAATGGTAAGCGCACTAACGGCGTGAACACGGCTAAAAACTACTACTTCTTCCCTAAGCTAGTCTTAGACGAGGCTTATTGGTGGGGTAACCACTCGGAGGATGTGGTATTGGGTTTCTATGGCCAAGGACAGGGCGAGCAGACACTAGCATACACCAAGGAAATGAAGTGGGGCGAGGGCTCTATACTTCGCAATGATAGCACTACTATTGGTGATGGCGTCAATGTAACGCTTACGCCGATAATGAAAGATAGATACTCTGATAATGAGATAGTGTTGACGGGTGGTGGCACTTGGCCGTTGCTCTATGGCTCCTCTGTAAACTTAGAGGGGGTTGTCGCTATCGCAGAGCAAGAGGTTAAGGACGATAGTCTAGGATACCTCCCTGCGGGTATGTGGGACTTGGTGATGCGCATATCTTATACAACTATTGGGACAGAAGATATTATCGGAGGCGGATACTTATATCTTCCTTTTGATAAAGACACTCCTTATATGACTGATAAGGGTACAATCGTATTCCCCGATAGTATCCAAGAGTCGTCTATAACCCTAACCCTACAAAAGTCGCTTGGTGACTATGATATTCTAGTCCCAAATGCTACGCTATATCCTGAGGCGGGAGATAAGTTTGTGTTCTTAAACATAGACCTACCTGATGCCTATGTTATTGCAGCAGAAGAGAGATTAGAGGCCGCCTTGAAAGCGTATAGAGATAGCCACGCTTATAACAAGTTCAATTACGACATTAGTATTGACAGTAAGTTTGTCAATGACAACCCAAGCATAGCATCTCTACTAAGGGCGGGAAATAGGCTTAAAATAGGCTCAGAGGCACTCAATATACTCAATGTAAGCACTGAGTACAAGAAAGACTCTATCTTTCCTAATTACACGGTTAGAGTGAGCCCTACAACCCAGAGAATAGTCTCTAATAAAAAGGCTACGGCGGAAAAAGCTAATAAGACGACAACCGAAACCGCTATGCTCGTGAAGGCTCTTACGGCAACCAATAGAGACTCACTTAACCGCATGGTAGCGTTAGAGGTGCGTGCGTCGGGCATTAATGCTGGCGCGGAGCCACAAGATAGGGTTGAGATATACCCTAATTACTCTAATGGTGCTAATCAGATACCCGCCATAACAGATAACGGTGATGGTACAATTACCATTGGCGCAGGTCAATACAACCTATCTAGCAATGCGTCAGGGGCAGGTTTGATAAACTTATATACAATAGTCGGAGGTACATTTAGCCTAACTAATGACGCTCAAAACTATGTGGTAGCCAATTATAATGGTGGGAGCCCGATAGTGGAGGTAATCACTAATGTGACTCTTATTAATGAGACAACCATTGTGCCGATATACTCAATATATCGCAATGGGAATATCTTGCATACTCAGAATTGGGATGCGCTTGGATTAGCCTTAGCTAACAAAGTACACCAATCAATTGTAAAGACTCAGCGTTATAGAAGAGAGTCGGGGTTGTCGCTAACAGAATACGGCACAAGAAGTCTAAGACTAACTCAAGGCCGTATATGGACGGGAGCCGTGCCAGTGGATTTATCTCTCATAGAGACGGCAACCGACAACCTTGCCTTTTGGTTCAAGACGGCGGGTGTATGGGGACGCACATTATCTCCATCGTATAACAACACTTACTATTGCGATGGCACTAATCTAGTAGAGCTGACGGCAAATAGATATGCCGTTAACTGGGTATTTCGTGGCGTAGAGTCTCAGAAGCACCTATATGTTGTTGCGGGCTCGGGTGACTATACACTTACTCAAGCGCAGTCGGCCGTTGTGCCGCCACTACCTGTGGCTATATCGTCACACGCGGTATTGGTAGCTAAGATAACAGTTCAGAAAGGAGCGGCTACGGCGACCTCAATACAGTCGGCTTTTGACGCTCAGTTCTCATATTCTTCACCATCGGCTCACAATGACCTCACGGGTATTCAGGGAGGGGCTGCGGCGGAATACTACCACCTCACATCGGCTCAGCATACGATAGCAACACA